TGGGAATAGTCCTGATAAGTTTGGTATTTAGACTCAAATATCTTAAAGGTGTCAACAAACTTTCCCATATTAGTGTTTACTTATTTATCAGCAAGGATAACATCACATTCTGTCAATGAAACTATCTGCCGTACTTAATTGCACCTAATAGCTGATTGATTGCCGCAAATGCGCCAGTTAGCTTATAGACCTTACCATTATACTTAAAGACAATGCCTTCGGTTGGTAGGACTGCGTCAATTCCGCCAATCTTTTCAAGTCTTTTAAGTTCTCGCGAAACCTTAGCCACTTGGTCAGTGCTACCGGTCTTCTTAATACTGTCAGCCGCCTGTATGATCTCAGCACGGAGTCGCTGCGCTTCTATTTCAGGCGAAGCAGCAAGAAAGTCAGTTGCGTTCTTTAGCACAATTGAGCCAACTTCAAGAAATATGTCCTCAAAGGGTTCAACGTTTTCTTTAAACTTAGCCTTAAAGTCCTCCTGGTCAAACTTCTTGATTGCGGCAAGAGTGGCTGGGTCAACTATTTTAGCAAGAGATCTCATATCAAGAGTCTTCTTATCATCATATGCCCAGCGCAAGACAAGGCCTTCTCTAACCTGCTCGTCAAGTCCTGGAAAATTACGGTCTATTTGCTCTCTCCACCACATTTCATTGTATTTGGAAATGGTGTCACTATCGCCTAATCCGTACCGATTACGTAGGCTGTCAATTTGTGTAATGAACCTTGTCGCATTATCAGCAAAATTAACATCCTTCATAAGTTGAATGATCTTAGGAGGAATGATCTTAAAGGTCTTTCCTAGGTCTGCATTAACCTGCTGAAGCATTTTGGCAAGAGTGCGAGCTGCAGCCGGGTCACGGCTATCGCCTGTTATGTTACCTTGGCCATCAGTCTCTTTGATCCCGTGAAACTGGATCACGTTAGTGTCATAGTGAATGACATTAGGATTTAGTGAATAGATGAGCTCCATGTTCATAAAGTCAAGGCCGTCTCTAAAATAATCTTCCTGTGCACTTGTAGGTAGCTTTATGAGTTGAGAAGCCAGGTCATCAGCCGCAAACTGAAATGTATCACGGACAAGTGGTGATGGATGATCCTTGAACTTATCCTTAAACTGTGAAAGTGTCATAGGAGTCTTTAGCTCGGTCTTGTTTCTTGCAAACTTCACCTCACCATCTTGAATTGTGGCAAAGACATTTTGACCATCGGTTTTCTCGGTAGGGTCTTCGCTAAATGTAAGATTACCTGATAGACCGGCCGTCACCATTGTCTTAAGATCGCCAAATGTTAGGCCAGTGTCATCAAATGGATGCATCATATGCCCAGCCGCTCCTCCTTCTAATAACAATGGCTGGCGTTCGGCCAGCCATTGTTCAAACAACATTACGTATTTCATGCTAAAACTTATTTACCCATGCTGCTTTGTAGAGCACCTACCATAGCACCAAAATCACTTTTATACTTTGACTTAAGACCCGAGATCACTTTGTCAGCTACTTCTTGGTCAAAATCATCAGGGTGAGACTTCTTTAAGACAGAGATTGCATACTCTTCAAACTCCTTTTCATTGGAAACCTTTTGCTCTGTCACAACCTGAGTAATCTCCTGGTCTCTTGTAACAGCCACTTCACCTTCAGCTTCACCATGCTTACGTGGCTTACCTAATGCAACAATCTTAGCCTCAATATCCTCAGCCGTATCCTCAGTAATCTCCTGATCTTTTGTAACAGCCACTTCACCTTCAGCTTCACCATGCTTACGTGGCTTACCTAATGCAACAATCTTAGCCTCAATATCCTCAGCCGTATCCTCAGCAACCGGTAGAGCATCGTCCTCTTCCTCGGCATCATTGCGATAGCTTACGTTCTTATTCACAGTCGTAGTTTGCTCCTTAACAAATTGTTCAAAACTCATAATGCGAGACTTTGGAATCTTTGTCCCAGCCTTCTCATCCTCAGGTGAAGTTGCAGGCTCTTCTTCAATTTCCTGGTCTTTTGTAACTACAACATCACCCTCATCTTCGCCGTGGCTCTCTGGCTCTCCTAGCTTAAGTTTAGCATCCTCAATATCTTCAGCTGCATCTTCATCAACTTCTTCTTCATTACTGCCGCCTGGCTCACCGTCCTGTTCCTTCTTTCCCAGTTTGTTAGCAAGAGACTTAGGTTCTCCCTTAGCAACAACCTTTGCCTCGATTTCATCTGCCTCGTCCTCACTAACGTCAGATGACTTGGCTAGCTCTTTCATAAGAGACTCTAATTTAGTTAAGAGTGATTTTTCCTGCTGGATTTCTTTAAGACTACCGTAACCAAGTTTTTTAACAACCTCTTGGATCTCAGCAGCCTTATCTGATGACTCAGTGACCAATTGTGAGAATTTCTTAATATGTTTCATGTGATGTTCTTTTTAGTTTCTTTATGTTGAATTATATATCAAGGCAGGAAGAAGAGATCCTAAAACTTAACGTCTTGCACTTCATATGGGAACTGTTCCTCTTTATATATCTTTCGCCGCTCCATACCATGACGATACGTGTAGTTCACCCAGTCAATGTCAGAATCCTTATACCTAAAGTCATCAACAAAGTCATAGATCTTAACCAACTCCTTACTATGATGCTTTCTTAGACCACGACCTATCGACTGGCGAATGATAACCTCACTCTTAAAACTTTCAGTAAAGAAGATGTTATGTATATTGCGGATCGAAATCCCTGTAGAAAATGTACCGTAGCTTGCAACTATAATGACATCGTCACCTGCCTCCATTCTTGACTTAAACTCTTCTCGCAGGCCACTATTAATTGTACCGTCTACATAATAGACCTTCTTATCAGTGATGTCCCTAAGCTTTCGGTAGAGCTGTTCACCGTAAGTGATCTTATGAAAAAGGACCAATGAGTTGTTCTGTGACTTTGAGATCACCTTTGTTACAAAGTCAAGACGCTTTTCGCTAGTGTTAATAAAGTTGCGCTCAAGGTCAAAGAGCTGCTTACGTTCACGAGGGTTCTTTGAGAGAAAGGCAAAGCTCTCTCGCTGCTCAACCGTTGCATAGTCCATGTTAAACTGCATAACCTTACAGTTTGAAATATGGCCTTCCTCCTGCAGATAGTTAGCCTTCACTTGAATGACAAGAGGTCCCATTGCTGACATAAGAGAGAGCCTATTGGTTGTGCCTCGTTTTGGAACCGTGCCACTTAAGCCAAAGCGATAGTCACAATGCCAACACTTATCCATAATAGTTTGGATTGACTTTGCATTTGCCTTATGTGTTTCATCAATTAGGACAGCATCAAACTGCTTAAAATAGTCCTCATCATAGTTGACAAGAGACTGATATGTACCGACAACAATGTTGCTGCTAGGTCTTAGCTTGACACCTGCATAGATCTGCTGGATCTTAAGACTTAATTTTGACCGGTTATACTCGTCAAAGTCTCCAGTTGCCTGAATGACAAGACTTACGTTAGGAACAATCATCAGGATCTTTTTCTTACCCAGGACCTCCATTAGGTAGGCAATGACCATGAATGAGATGAGTGTCTTACCAGCCGATGTTGCCAATTCAGCTAGGCAGCGTCTGTACTTAAGGATCTTAAATGCCGCATCAATCTGATAGTCTCTAGGTTTAATTGAGCTGCCTGCAAAGAACTCTTCAACCCATGTATCAAAGGCATCTTGTGTAATAGTGCCGTCAAAGATGTTAGTGATTCCACTCATGCTAAGCGGCAAGTCATACTCTTTACAGATGTCAACCACTTCTTTCCAGAGACCGGCTGGGATAAGGTTCTTCTTAATAAAGCTAATGTTACCATCCCAGATACCCTTCTTAACAAGCGGATGGAACCGCCAGCCGTCAACCTTCTTGGTAAGACTGGCCTTAAGCTGCGCATACTCAAGCTCGGTGCATGAGTCAATGATCATAAACTTTTTATTGTCGCTTAGGCGGATCTCCATTCGTTGTTCTATTCCAATTCTATTTATTAGGCAAGCTAGAGATCAAAAGTCATCTTCACTTAGACGGATTCGGTTCCTGATAGCAAATGCCAAATTATCAAGAGTTCGGACAGTGTCCTGGTAGAACTCAATATGAGACTCTATCAAACGAATCTGAAACTTAAGAGCAGCCATGTCAGCATCAATAAAGGAGATCTTTTCATCCTTAGTTAGCTTAATGTCGTAGTCAAGGGTATAGCCACGGTACTTTTGCTTATGATACTTATCCCAATGAGCACGTCTTTTATAGACGGTTGATTTAAGAAGTACAATCTTGTCAACAATCATCTGCCGCCAGGATAGCATGTCAACCTGACACTCAGTAAGATTTCTCATCTCACGAGTTCTCTCAATAAGCTGTCTTATGTCAGCCGTCCACTTCTTCTTGTCAGAGAGAAGCTTTTCCTCAAGCTTTTCGCCTGCTCCCTTAGCCGACTGCTCACTGTACTCAGCCAGTTTGGCCGGAGCGGAGATAGCCTCAAAAAGTTGAGTTTCTTCTTCTGTCATTTGCTTTCTTAGGAGTACGAATAGTTGTCTTAGGCTGGAACTTTTTCTTAGGAGGACCTATCTGCATAGAGGGCAGCTCACAAGAGGGTATTGTGCTTGACCACGAGAGAAGCATCCTGAGACGCTGTTCACGCTCAGCCGAGTCTTCATAAAAATTGTCAAGCTCTTCACTCACGATTAGTTCAGTATGATTCATAGGTATATGATGTCTAGTGAGCTGGTTGTAAAGTAAGAATTAATACTAGGCAAGCAGCCTGTCTTATTATTATACTCATACATAACCAAATCGTTTAGATCTTTAACCTTTTTAGAAGGGATATGATAGTCCTCAAGAAACTTCTTCCACATAAAAACTCGCTGTCCGGCAGTTGCCTTCTCTATCATTTTACGCTTTCCCTCAATGTCATTATCAAACATATAGCGAGCAGTTGGAATCTCATCAAACTCGCTAACCTTTTTCTTAACACCTGTAATGCCAACCGAGTTACGCATAAACTTTGCGTCAATAGGACCCTCAAATATGGTAAAGTCTTGTGACATGTCAACCTGCATAATTCCAAATAGCATTGACATCTTATTTATGCTCTCAATTATATCAGCCGAAAGGCCATGAGGTGTCTTAAGTCTATCATAAATCCTCTCCATGTTCCATGTCTTATACTTTGGGCCACCGTTAGTGTCATCAAGTGCACGTGTCTGAAAGCCTATGATCTTACCTGATGGAGTATAGTTAAAGACGTATAGCTCCTTTCGGCGAGGATCGTAACCAAATGAACGTAGGTTCTTATGGAGTAGCCTACTCTTTAGATAGGGATAGGCGCGGTGAGTTGATTCATTAATAGGATAGACATTAAAGCCAAGAGCAACCTGATCAAAGGTTAGTGCAAGTGCCTCGATCTCATCAAATAGGTGAAAGTTTAGGTTTTCTTGCAGAGACACTCGATGGAGGTTCTCTCTAATGTAGTTTAGAACATTAATCCTGTCTTCGCCTTCAAAGTTATGATTGAAGTGTTCAAGAAATGCATCAAGAGTTTCATGAACACCGCAATTATAGCAGTGATAGTAGAGATCATTCCAATAGATGTTACCTCTCTTCTTTCGATGGTTACTTGATGAATCTCCACAGTATGGGCATGCAAAATTAAGCCGGTCCTTACTAAGCTGTGTTTGTCGCTTTTCACTCTCTGAATGAGAGAAGTAGAGGATCCCGGCCACCTTGTCGGTGATCCGGGATCTCATGTCATTAGTCAATTCCACTGTCTGACTCATATTCCCTATTATAGGTCTAACCCATCAAGGAAGTCGTCAAGATTATCATCAGAGGCAGATGATTCCATCACGGCCTCAGGTTCAGGCTTAGCCTTACGTTCAGCTACGACCTCAGGCGCTGGGCGACTTGCCGCAGTAGAGCGAGTCACTGATGCGATTGAGGAGCCAGGAGAGGTGTACTGTGAAAGAGCATTAACTACTCGTGAGCGGTCGTCATCGGTCCACGGAGTATAGTCCCACTTATCAAGTTCAGGAGCACCCTTAAGGTAGTCAATGATTGCCTTACGAGATTCATCGTCATTCTTAACCTGCTTGCCGTTAAGAACCATCGGAATAGTCTTGCCTTGGAATTTACAGCCATCATAGTTAGGGAATCCGCCCTTCTTTATAATGTTAAGTTCAAAGTTCTTGCCTTCAAAGGGATCAAAGATCTGTGTAGGCTCGTCAAACTTAGGATTGAGCATTTCGTCAATCTTCTGCTTAAGCTTCCAACCAAACTTAAAGACCTTAATCTGACCTTCAACTGCTGTGTTCTGCGGATCCTTTACAACTTGTATGAGTGCATAGTACACTTCTTTTCGCTTTAGGTTCTCGGCCATCTTCTTATCAACAGCCGATTCACTGTTACGAAGCTTAAAGAACATATCCTGTACGATACACTTTTCACCGACAGTGGTAGGAGAGTCAACATAGAAGCCCTTGCCTTCAGCATCTTCCAACCAATATACATACTTGCGTAAGTAGGGTTTGCGCGGGTTCTTAATGTTAGGTAGGAATCGGATTAGGGAGCTGTATGTTCCGTCTTGTCCCTGTTCCGGTTTGGGGGCGTAGAGATCACTGCCTCCACTCTTTTGTTCCCCAGTGTCGAGATCATCAACACTAATGTTAAAAATGTCAAATTCGTTTGCCATGTTACTTGCCTTTTTTGTTTTTGTTTGTTTAACTTACTGATAAGCTCAACAACGCTTCCAACTTGCGTGCCCGGGATTGCCTGTTTACTTGCCTTGTCTTGCCTATCACAAAAGGAACGATTCCTTTGCTAGTTATATATCAAGATCTATTGATAGTTTCATCCTATCAAGAAATTTTTTTACAGGACAGCCGTGATTTCACTCTCATCAAGCAAAACCCAGCTATCATCTCCTATCTGAATAGGGATCCCTGTTGTCCAGTGATAGGCTACTCTAGCCCCTGGAATTATGTCAGGATCTGTGCAGAGAGGACCTCGAGATATGATAGTACCAATATATGGTGGATCTTCTAAAGTGCGTCCTGACTCCGGAATGTATAGAGTACCCTTCATATTAGAGGCAGTTTCCTTAATAACTAAAATTTTTTTTCCTAGTGGTGTCATTTTTCTGAAACAAGATGTGAAAACTGCAATATAAGATTTTAGGTAAGAGTAAGTAAGAACTATGTATAATTTATAAATTATGGAATAGGCTTAAAGCTCTTACTATAAAGTATGAATCGACTAGATCATCGATTGGCTTTGGGATCTCTTTCTCAAACTCTTTACCTTGACACCATTGCCAAAGAGCATGCTTCTCTAGTAAGGGATCTTTTAACCTGTTGTCCCTGAAAGCTTCAAACATATAAAACTTATTTGCATTACCCTTACCGGCAATCTTCTTAACGGCTGAAGGCTGAAAGACATGAAACCTGTCAATTCCACACTGCTCAACTAGAGCATGTCTTAAGACTGTGTTATATGCAACCATGTCAAGAAAGCTATTCCCCTTTGAGCCGTATGAAAACCCCTCAATTGCAATTAGCGGATCTGGCTGTTTTGCTGACTCTGTGCTAATCATGCCAGCAATGAGCCTAGCATCCGTCAGTTTCAGTCTCTCTTCTAGGAGAAAGTCTCCAGCCTTGACCTGGCGGTTGTAGCTGATTCCGGCGATGGCGTCTAATTCCATCAGCTCCTTGTGAACTTTGAATGCCTTGGGTATGGGACGGTCTTTTGGACGTCCGCCATAATTGAAGAATGAAATGAATGTATAGTCTTCTCCTGTTAATGCACATAGCGCTGGACTGTTAAGTGAAAAGTCAATCCCGATTAGGGTCATGTATTAGAATCTATTGCCAATTGCAGAACCTAGTGCGGCTCCAACAAGTCGGCTGGTGAGTAAGTCATAAAGAACACCCTTCTCAACTCCTAGTACGCGGGCGATAGTCGTACCAATAGTCTTGCCAAGAGCAAATCCAGTTAGGCCACCTAGAATGGAGCCAATAATGCCCTCATTAGTGATCTCTTCCATTACCTCTCCCAAGTCACGGCCATTAGCATGTTCGGCTAGGATCCGCTCAACAACCTGGTTGATAGCTGCATCCTGTTCAGGTGTTATGTCATTAGACTCGTGCAGTGCTTTCTCTAGCAGGGCATGTTCATCTGACTCGGTTAGATATTCGTGGTAAGTTTTCATAAGTTATATATCAGGCGCTGATATTAGTGTCAGAAATTTCAATGCCCTGGTCATTAAAGGCCATTAAGAAGTCGATGGCATCATCCTCATCAGTGATCTCGTATGAATTGGTTGAAGTAGGATCGATGGTCTTGTAGCGACGGAACTGGTCTTGGTAGATGTCTTGAGCTTTGCGGGCATCGCGGACAGAGACCTCAATGAAGAAAGTGTCCCCTTTAGACTCATTGAGGAACTGCTTGAGTGGTTTGATGTGCTGCATTAGTACAGGTTTAAGTTATATATCAAGGTGCAATGACAATGGACTGTAGTTGTGCACCTGTTGACTGAACCGTTGATGCATTGCGGAGTCTCTCAGCTAGAGGATCAGCTGACGTGGAGATCTCGGCTAAAAGATCAGTGGCTAGCGGAGGTGCTAATAGCGGAGGCAGACTTGTTTCAAGACTAGTCGAAATGGCAGCCGCAATGGCATTAGTGTCAACATTTACCGTAATTGGGTTAAGTGTACCTGTAAATTCTGATGCTGGTCCATAGACAGTTCCAGTCTCTACGTTAGCTTCTAATGGGTAACCTGTGAGTAATCCTGGGGTTCTAAGTGCTCCATTAGTCAGAGACGTTATAGGCAAGTTAAAACGCGCATCCATAAATGAAGTCGATAAACGCTGTGCTTTAGGGTGTGCGGCCATTTGAACAAACTTGTCGGTGACCACCGATCCGCTGTAATGTGTAAGCAGTCCTCCTACCATCGCTCTTTGCAGAGCCGATGCTTCTATAGTGCCGTAGTTATTAAGAAAGTTCAAAAGATTGGCAGGCATATTCACAGCATCTCCAAAATTTGCAGTGACCACTATTCCGCCCTGCATCAGCCCGTTATTAACAACGCTGTTGCCAATAGCTGCGGTGAAAACTAGTACTCCGTTACTGTTTACTGTGTTGAAATCAACCATTGAGCCCTGTGTCACTCCGTTCAGCTCAATCACATAGTTCTGCCCTGCGACAGCTATTCCACATGTATTGCCTTCGGCAGGAAAAGCTCCAAGTAATGCAAGTGCCCCACTTACCAGTCCATTGCACGTGATTTTGAAACCGTTACCATTACCATTCAGTCGAACACAGCTTCCACGTTCGTTAATACTAATACTAGTGTTGCTCATATAAATGTCACCATTGACAATGAGAACTCCACCAGCCGACCCTGTTATCAGAAGAACGGCCTTTGTATTATCGCCAGTACTACCTGCTAAAATGATGTCGCCGTTGATTGTTGATGTGCCACTGCCGTATGTTGCGGTAATGAAGTTGCTGTTCAGATTGATGATGTGTCTAATGTCAGCATTGATGGTTATACCTGCGCCGAATGTGAACACTCCGCCCTGAACAGCAGGTGCAGAGGCATTATTACGCAACTCTGTCACTGTGATATTCTGGTCAATGTTGACCGTAAATGCATTAGGTCTTACTACATCACCAGCTTGCGGTAATGTACCACCATCCCAAGTGGCCGTGTTGGACCAGTTACCCGTTGCTACTGCATACCTGTTTGCCATCAGTTCTTATGTTGATTGATAAATGCTGTAGCGGATGCCCAAGCTGCATCAATGTCTACATGGTTTATTTCAGGGTTGTTGATGGTTTCAACCTGCTCACCCTCCGCATTAAATACAAGGCAGCGTTGAACAAGTGCATATCCCTGTCCTTCGGGATTAATAATAGTTCTGAACTTAGTTTCCATTTTTATATAATCTTTTTATTATAGATGTGTTATGTGTAGATTAGTGTATAGCGGTCATCCCAAGGTCCTACTGCCGTTGCGACAGTTATGGTTCCATCAAGAGCCACTGTTATTTTATTTATTGTCCATTGTCCAGACGTTGCTGTCCCGGTAGGTGAAACTCCTATATAATTGATGTTAGAGACTGTATCAGACAGAATCTGGTATGTGTTTGATGGTACATTTATAGTTCCACCAGAAGGCACTATGCTAAAGGGTGTACCGTCTCTATCTACTGTTGCGTCTGGTGCCACGATGATCTCGCTCCCTCCGCTTAGGATTACACCACTATCCAGCTGGGCTCCAAACGTATCCTCTAGTGTCCAGGTTGCGTCAGGTGCTACTATGATCTCACTTCCACCGCTTAGGATTACACCACTGCTTAGGACACCGCCAATAGTGTCCTCTAGGGAGTATGCCGCATTAGGCGCCACAATGATGGCACCCTCACCACTTGGAATGACTCCACTACCAAGTACACCATCATTGTCATCAACAAGTTCCCACTGCGCATCTTCACAAGGCGGAATGATAAGTGAATTGCCGTTCCATTGTCCAACTGGGATATCCTCCTGCAACACTCTGATGTCAGTTAGGACTCCGCTAGGTGCAGACAATGCTAGATTGCCGTTAAGCAGGATCTGCGCAGGTAGACATACGGCAGGCTGGCTTATAGAGACTGGTACCGCGCGAACTCTTTCGGTAGCAATGCTCTTAATCTCAAGTGTATTATAGACAAACGTAATGTCAAATGTCTGAAAGTCAACTGTATTGGAGCTAAAGTTTAGGTCTAATGACCCTACTCCAGTCATGATCATTTCCTGCAATTGTGCAGTCATAAATAGGTTACCCTCTCCATCCATCAGCTGCAGACCTACTCCGCCAGGTACCCATGGGTGCTTGCCATCTCTTGAGTAGTAGTACTGCATAAGTTCAACGGCCATCCAATAGTTAATGAAGCCGTCAAATGACTGCATTGTGACCGTTAGGTTCTTATCAAAGAGTTCCTGTGTTGGCTTGGCATCTCTAAAGTTACGAGTAAAGCCAGGATAGTCATTCTGTGTGACAGGGTCAAAAGAAGGCCCAGGCAGGTTAATTGACTGAATACCGTAGTTAAAGATGTCAATCGGCTCCTTAATCATGCCGCCTGGTATGCGGTTGATGAAAGCACGGTACTTATCGGCAATCTCATCTGGAATGAACTTCCTAGGAAACTCAAACTTGAATTGGTTATTTCTTGAGCTTAAGAACATTAGATGCTAGACCTTTGTAGTGAACTTGCTGCAATTTGTACAACTGTCTTGCTGTTCTTTCCCTGCTGCTTTGCCTGCACGGCTGCAGTTTGCCCTGCCTTATTTTGTGCGGCCTGGGCAAGAGCTTGCGCATCTTTAGCCTTATCCTGCAAGACAGCAGCGGTTTGACTCTGTGAACTGGTTGTCTTAGAGATCTCGGAAATGACATTACTCATCTCTTGGTTAGAGTTCTTAAGGGCCTGAATTGTTGTGTTTTGGTCGGCAACCAATTGTGCAAGACCATCACGCTCCTTTGTAGTAGCTGCCAACTGGGTTTGGAGAACCGCAGTGTCGCGACTATACTGAAGTTGAAGATCCTGAATCTGTGCAGTTAGAGATTCCCTAGCCGCAGCGGTTAGAGACAGGAACTTGCCTGTGTAGAGAACGCTTTCATCGCTGACGTCTCCCTCTGGACTAACTCCACGAGTTGAGATGTAAAAGTTATCATTATTGAGCTTTAGGATCTTTTTGCTGTCTTCTGCACTTATCCGGAATAGAACCTGGCCTTGGCTTAAGTCAAGATCCTCCACATTTGTATAGTAGGGAATACGGATCTCGTCGCTGCCACCAATAAATGACAGATAGACAACACCTACATTTGACAGGTCAATAGGAGTGTCCTCTCCATCAGTGTCTTCGTATAGTGTAAAGAGAAAATAGTCATCAAATGGACTAATCCTAATCACACCGTCTCCCTGTGGCAAAGGCTGCTCTTGTGTTGACGTGGTCTGAAACTTCTTAAATGCTTGTGATTCCGTCTCAGTTACGGCTATGTTAGTCCTGATTTCAGCCATTTTGTGTAGTTATAGTTTGAACTTTTGCAGGCGCAATTGCAGCTTTAACATTAATGCGGTCTCTAAATCCTGTGATGTAGCGAGTTCTTACCACAAGCTGCTGTGCTTGCTGATCACTCGTCTGCCCTGGTAGAGAGACTGAATTGTTAATGACGATTCGGCTGCCATCATCAGGCTGTAGCTGATTGTATACCCTGGCTACAGTAGGTACCGTGCCTAGATTAATCTTCATTAGGCGACGGCCATATTTCTTAACATCAAAACTGGTTACGCGAGCCTTCTTAATTATTTGTGTTCCGTCACTGCGGTTGTAGATTCTAAGAGTATAGTCAATGCTAAAGCTAACTGCATTTGCACTGTTAAGAATAATTGGCCTAAATAGAATCGGATCATCATAGTAGTCAGTTTGTGTAAAGACCTGGTTACTTGTTTGCACAAAGACTAGTCCAATCTGCTCAGTGACAGTGATCTCATGAAAGACCACAATGTCAGCCCCTCCTAATGAGCCGCCAAGATTATTAATGAAATCTTCAAAGGTAGAGCCTACCACCTGTCCTGAGAGTTCATAATAGTCTCCTGACGGCGATTCTATAACCTGTGCAAATAGTGTGTTATAGATGTCACGATTAAGGATTGAGACGCTATTGATCTCGTCAACATCATAAAAACTGTAACTATTCGTAACAGTTGTCTTTGCAATACCACGTGCTCTAATTGTGATAGTCGGAGTTCCAATGAACCCTTTGCCCTGTGTTAGCTTAAACCCTAAGCGATTCGGTTGGGTTGGGGTATATGCGTTGTTCATATAGAACAGTGCAGGCACCTTAAACTCTATGTAGGTGCTGTACAGCTTACTAGCAAGAAGAAAGGGATCCGGTAGAAGCTGCGGGGTGTCAGTCCTTAGATAGTTAATTGCAGCAAGGTTAAGCTCAACACCGTCGCGGCGGTTCACCAGAATCTCAAAGATTAGGCCGTCATAGTCATCAAAACTGTAGCCCGATGTAAAGTACACTCTAACCCGGTCATACTCAATGTCAATGTTAGGATTAAAGATCTGAGGCAGCTGTGTCGTTGGAGTTAGCTGAGGATCATAGTCATTATAGGGTACTCCAAAGCTAGAGTTAAGACTAACCCATTTTGACTTGACCTGGTTAATTGCAACGGCTGACCTATCCCGCGCATTGCCCATAGTGCCTATCACGTTAGCGCCGTTCCATAGGTAGCTGCCGCCAGTATGGCCATCCCTTAGGATCTCAATAGGAAAGCTGCCTGTGTTAAACGTAGCTGGATTAGCCTGGCTAGTATAGACATACTCAACCAGTAGATCAGCCGAAAGCTGTATGTATCTTGATGACTCCATTCTCTTTTCTCTCTGCTGCTTTTATTTACCCCACTGTGCCCATTTTGGAGACCAATGAATACCTACTCCTATATATGGGCCATGAGCTATGCCTACACGTCCAATGTCCACTAGGTTAAGCATTGCACCGTATCCTGCATGAACTCCTATACCCCACTCCTTTCTTGCCTGCCTAAGAACCTTGGCATTTTCCCGGTCATCCTGTATAACCGCGCCTTGGATGCGACTAAAAGTAACTCCTGGATAGTCGGTTATCACCTGAATCTGGATCTTGCCAGTCTTCTTTTCACGAGTTAGGACGGTCTGCAGAGCGATGGCCTGCTCCAGGGAAAAGACCCCGGTATCAACCCTAATCTGGCTAAGTGTTGTATCAATCTCATAGGGAATTCTGCCGGTTAAGATTCTCCAATTGTCAGCGGTAAATCGGCTGGTATCATTGACTGTGATGACCGAGTCTCCCTCAAGTCCAACGGCAACATAAATAGTTGAGTCCCTAATAATGGTGACAATCTTGGTAATGACCACTGGTGGCTTTCCCTTTTCAATCTCGTACTTGCCTAAGAGAACCTTATAGTCAGACTCTAGCTCACTAACCGTTAGTTCATATCCACTAATCTTGCCAATCACTTCGCCGTGCTCTCCCCTCATCATGGTAACCGAGTCGCGACTGGCTGCCCAATTATTCTTAACTCGTGTAATCTCTTGCTCCGACTTAGCAGCTTCACCCTCAAGAGTACTCACCCGGCTACAAGTGCCTATCAATAAAATGATAAGCAGTATGATAAGGCCAAGAGCTACTGCCGGCCGGTTCTTAGGATTGGTTAGCCATGAAAATGCGCTAAGTATTGATGTGAGTATCGTCATTCTTCTACGTATTGCATAAGTTTATTAGGTGTTACCTCTTCATCGCCATAGCGCTTGGAGATCTCCTTAAGAAAGGACTGCTCTTCCACTTTAAGCTGGTCTAGCCTGGAGAGCATGCCGTCCCGCTTTTCAGCCAGGCCTAGTATGCTCTGCTGCATGAGGTCAATGTTAAAGCTGATCTCCCGGTATTCCCGGATAAGGTCATTAAGTTTTTGTCTATCTTGTCTTGTCATGATTATGATATTAACATTAAGGTATTAATAAATAGCTTCCAGTAAATGACCAGGTATCACCGAATGGTCCTGACACTGGTGACCCAGAAAACTCAAACTGAGGTGATCCACCTGAACTTGTCAATTGTATGTTTGTTATGCGGTCATCAATAGTTAAGGCACTAATATCATTGCTCTGGGCACTTCCCTTTAATCTATAACCATTATATGGACCATCTGCCAATACCGGTAACAAAAATCCAGTGCGCGCAGTTGCACTTGCCAACGGCCTGACTATGGTACCGTTCATATTAACCACATTCCCTACCTTTTGCCAGAGCACTTCCATTGAAAATCCAACACCAGATTGAGTGTACCGTCCACTGGCAAATAGGTATTCATCACGAGCAAAGGCTTTTGTACCACCGCCACCGGCACCGCTGTAATGGATATTAGCATTTACCCTAAAAGAGGGATCCTGTGCAGATGTAAGATCACTGCCACTACGATATGCTGTAATTATGGCCTGATCGCCTAAAGTATTTCCACCGAATAAGCGTAGGCTCATGCCATTCGATACTCCAATTTGACCCTCATCAGCAACACCATCTGATCTTAGCTGTAGATTTTTTGTACCGAGTGCATCGCCAAATAGGTTAATATCAGACCGTGTATTGGTGCCAGCTGGCTTTATTTCTATAATGGCATCACTATTTCCACTGATAGGTTGAATTGTAACTTGGTCACCACTCCCATGATTGATTACAACATCATCGGCTGCCCTTAACTTAAGAGCATCAAATGCTAATAATTCAATATCACCTCCTACACCTCCTATATTACTAAGCGTAATGGCATTATATGCCAAGACACTGACGTCATCACCGGAAGTCAGATTGATATCTCCAGTCCCAAGAGTAGTAAGTGTGATGTTACCAGCAGATCCAGTGTCAGTTGCAATTGCAATGGCATCAGTTGCCACGATATTGACGTCATCGCCGGATGTCAGATTGATATCACCTGTGCCTGCTGCAGTAGTAAGTGTGATGTTACCAGCAGATCCAGTGTCAGTTGCAATTGCAATGGCATCATTTGCCACAACAATGATATCACCTGTGCCTGCTGCAGTAGTAAGTGTGATGTTACCAGCAGATCCAGTGTCAGTTGCAATTAAAATGGCATCAGTTGCCACGACATTGACGTCATCACCGGAAGTCAGATTGATATCACCTGTGCCTGCTGATGTGCTAATCTCAATGTTACCTGTACTGGACGAATCTGTGACTAGGTTAATTGCGCCGAGACCACCTGAGTTAATTGCACCACTGTTAATGTTAACCCTGCCTGTACCAAGACTTGTGCTAACTAGAATGTCACCAGCACTAGTTGGATCTGTGGCTATGTTAATTGCTCCTAATGAACCGCTATTTGCAGCTCTACTTCTGATGTTAACCAGCCCGAAGCCTGATGATGTACTAATTGTAATGTTACCTGATGAAATGTTCCCTGTTCTAAGTTGGATATCACCTAAGCTAGCTGCATCAGTAAACATGTTAATTGCCCCGAAGCCACCGGTATTGGTCGCACCACTGGTGATGTCAACCCGGCCTGCACCAGGACTTGTGCTAATCCCAATGTTACCTGTTGAAGTAGTCCCAGTTGAGAGAGAAATACTACCTGTAGTCGAATTGCCTGTGCTTATACTAATAGCCCCAGTGCTAGCACTGTTAATAGTTCTCATCACAATCTGTGAACTTGCACCTATGGTAACCTGTCCAGTTGCACCTGCAGGTAAGGTAGTACCTGCATAAATGTTGGTCTGTTGTGCTCCACTTAGTGTGATTAGGCCAGCATCAAGGCGAGCATCTCCAGTTTGCGGTGGTAAGGGAGACGTACCAGTGTTGCCTAGGCGAAATGCGGCTGTAGGTGCACTTGTATTGCTAAGAACATTTAGCTGAATGGTAGGATTACTACCACTGCCGTATCTTGCCGCATCAACAATAAAATCATTAGTGTCACCTGAAGAATAGCCAGATGTACTAACTCCTGTTTGAAACTGAATTCTCTTGCCAGACTGATAAAGCTGACCTCTAAGCGGAGTAGTCACACTTAGGCCATCCACATCAGTTACACTACTTGGGGCAGTCGCGGCCTTAGGGACATTGATGGAGAGTTTATCATCCCGTAGCAGGCGAATTTCAGCCAACTCACCTAAAATGTTGGTAAAATTGTCAACAATGGCATCACCACCATGAAACTTAATGCCTCCGCCTGAGGAGTTAAATTGGTGTACAAAGAGAGAAATGTCAGGCTGTACTATTTGTACGGCAAGAGATGAATCTATCACCTCCGGTCCAGGTACAGGATTAGGGTTAATAACTCCTGGAAGATTGCCAGGCAGACCCCCAATTACCACCGCCTTAATAAATTTATTGATTGCATTACCGGATGTTCCACTCGGAGGAGGGGTCATCAGATTCGGGTAGAGGGTAGTATCACCTGCCGTTGAATATGTTCCCGGCTGCCCCTGGTATTCGGCAAACTTACCGCTAGCACCAGCAGGGCCAACAGGGCCAATCAGGCTAATACCAGTGTTGACCCAGGTACTACCATTATATGTCCACACATCACCGTCTCCTCGTAGATAGTTATCTTCATCCTCTGGGGTCAAAGTAGGTGGCACTAAATTAGGATCACCTAACCCTTCGTACCATACACTTCCACGAATGCCTCTGCCTCCAATAGGACCTATCGGTCCTGGAGGTCCTGGAGGTCCTGGGGGCCCTCCTCCATTGAGAAGGAGCTGATCAAAATTAAAATTGATCTTATCGGCTGCACCTGATATGGTATCAGATGCAAGTATTTCTCTAATTGTAATTGGCATCTCTACTTACTTTTTAACTATGACTATATTAAACCCAAAGGATTCTGAGAAACCTAGCCTCCTGTTATATATTAGCCTTGTATCAAACTGATTTGTGTTTAAGAGTCTAGATGAGAATGCATCAGTAAGTCTAAGACCTGCTATTGCCTTTTCTTCATTGGAGAGTGCGGCGGTTGTATAGTCATTAGGTTGTTCCAGTCTAGACTGCTTAACAAACAGCTCAATCCGGTCAACCTTATAGAGCTGTAATAGGTTTTGAATAATGTACTGTGAAACATCATCATCAATAGTTTCTTCACTGCCAAACCCATATAGCGGATTAACATACTGCTGCAGTGTTGCCTTTATGTTGGGTGCAAGCTCCTGTATTAGTCTCTTTTGAATGAACAGATAGAACTGCACTGTTGACTGGTTCTCAACATACATAAAGTTTCCTGGTACGAGAGATGGGTCGGTAATTGCATCTTCGCTAAAAGGGCTAGGTATGAATGTTTCTAATATGATTTCACTAGGTACCTTTAAGTACTTACTGCCAAAGAATGACTTCTTTTCAAGCATTGACCTTGTCCCAATCACACTTTGTACCTGTGTCTTATCAATACTCTTTCTAAAATAGCCAGGCTCCCAGTTGGAAGAGAAGGCATAAAAGTCACGATATGCGATACCAACCTCATTAATAAGAGGGTATAGGCTAAGAAATGCACTGTCTTGTGAGAGTTCCAATACACTTGATGCATCTTCAACATTTACCTTATGATAGAACATTCTCTCTATCTGGCCAAAGCCAATGTGAGCACTATAGAACTGTGTGTTTTTATAGCGCATAAGTGCAAGTACCCTTAACTTATAGTCTTCATCAGGTATGCCTCCACCAGTGCTGTCTGTCGCAGTGCTGCCAGTAGGACTATTAAAGTCAATCCCTAAATAGGGATCTCTAAAGAAGAACAGGTCTTTTGCATAAGGCTCATAATAGTTGGAGTGACGAGCAATTGGAGTGATACGTGGCGAAGTCTGTAGGCTAAGATCATACCCAATCACATTGACTAGGTTAAAGATAGTCGGCTTATTTGGGTCAGGCAGAACACCTAAGTAAACTGACTTAATAATGTCATCCTGTGCTCGTAGCTCAATTGAGAATGTTTGTGATAGTGTACCGTCCTGATTTCTTACAGGTTCTCCATTCTCTTGGATTGTTTCATATATGATGTCAGGGCTGCCTACATTCACCTGGTTCGCAATCTCGGCAAAAGAAACACTATCTAATACCCTTGTAAACGTGCCAGCACCTCCACCTATAGTAACATACGTTGCCTGCTTGAGTGCAATCGTAGATGCTCCAGGATCAGGCAGTGCTATAGTACTGCCATTTCGTGTAACATCACCAGCAATCAAAGTAAAGTCATTAATGACCTGAGAGATCTGTGAAATCACATATGTATCACCGGCAATTTGGAATTGGATTGGCGTGTACTGCCCATCTAGTCCAATAGTGACATCTCTTGTAAACTTAGTAGAAACTCCATTAATGTCAGTCTGCCCTATGATTTGATATGATCCGCCGCTGGAGCTGGAACTCTGCAGACTGATTGCACCTTGCATAATACCATTCTTATACTCGTATGAGCCATCTGTTGTGATAACGGGCTGGCATGTTAGCGGGTCATATACATAGCTGTTTGATAGAGCATATAGGCTAGTGCGGTCAATGTATTGGCGTCCATCATTAATGCACTCTTCATCAAGACTGGCAAAGATAAGCATTGTAACCGTCTTCCATTTATCATTTTTAACAAATTTTATCTGCGACTTTGGCTTATCTGGCGCATTTGGAACCAACATACACGAAAACTTATAGTCATTAAAACTGCTGTTCCTAACATAACTTAGCCTGGCTGCATTAAAGTTTTGTCTTTGACTATTCAAGGCTTTAGGCTTGGCAATGACTCTGACCCCGCGTAAGAATGCCTCGGCAAAGTTATCACGGTCACCACCTCTAAATCGGCCGTATCTAAGCTGCCTATCAATTAGAGTGATCTGATTGCCTGTAGTGAACTTATCAGCAATAAAGTACTCATCAAAATAGTTGTTGACTACCGATTGAAATGTACCTGGTATGTAGGGAGATCCAGTAAAGGGATTAGGTTCAACTGAATCAGTAGGTGCAGTATCAAAATAGCTCCAACTATCCTCAATGGCATCTTGTCCAAAATAGGGTGGGAACTCACATAGGTAAGACCATTCATGCGAAAAGCCAAAGGGACTTTGCTTGGCATCATATCGGGATGGTGCAAAGTTGTTAAGTGTAAATGCTTCACTTAGGTCAAGGCGATATGGATGATTCCGTGTATCACGACCATCTTTGAAATAGCCCCACTTATTAATGTAAGGTATCACTCTTGATGCAACAGCCTGCTCCTTTAGATAGTTTTCCTCAAGACGAGAATACTCACTCGCAATAATAGTGTCAAAATCAAAGTCAGGATTTGACTCTCGTAGTAGTCCAATTAGAGTGGCAAATCCACCCTCATCATAAAAGTCTCGTATGTCAGGATTAGCTGCAACACCAATGTATTGACCAGGCGCACTTACCGCATTATAGTATGCAATTTCATATAGGAGCTCTCCATCCTGGCTATACAGGTCACTATAAAAGTCATAATCAAAGTCTCTTACTGGAAAGAATGAGAATCGACCAAACTCTGGCTTAAAGTTGCTGTAAAGAGCGGCCTGGCTGGATCCTGTTAGGAGAACCTGGTCGGTCTCAACTGTCACAATCACAAATTCATCAACCTCACGATAGCCAATGATCCTGCCTAATGCATCTCTAATAGGTAGCTCAAGATAGGGTATATAGGGACCTATCTTAGCAAATCCTCCCTTAGTCTTAACAAAGTTGCCCGGCTTAAACCTAGCCTGGTCACCAATAGCCACTTTAAGCTGCCCTCCCATAAAGTCACCACCACCTACAAAGTTTGCACTTGGATTAGCTAGGCTGGTTTCTGGGTATGATGATAATTGTGCACTGGGATATGACACCCAGTCAATCGCAAAACTTATTCGATTGAAACGGCTACCACCAAAAAGGCTTCTTACATAAACAGTGTCATCACTATATGTAGCCTCAAAGTATCTGTTGTCTTTAGGTATGCCTTGATTGATAGCAGTGGCAAGAGCCTTTGCAATCTCCGGCAGAGTTCCCGTAGGATTAAAAAAGGCACCATTATTTGTCCCAGGTCCAGCCGTTAGGGTCACTTCGGCTGCAACCTGTCCTACTTGTATTCCACTGTCAAAGAATGTTATAGTCACGCCCGGAGTCACTTCATCAAGTATGGTAAGACTGGATGCAGCGCGAGATAGCCCTGGTACAACTTGTGCACTTGCGAAAGAGTCAGGCTGCTTATAGCCGGTAAGTAGGGAAATGTCAATCTTCTTATCAAAGAGCCTTATCTGGTTTACCCCCCAGCGACTTCCTCTTTTCACGGTATGAAATACACCCTTCTTATCCTTTACATAAAAGATGGACTCAACTTCGTTAACACGAGCTGGTGTCGGCAAACCAGTCTGTGTTTCAACAGTAGCTGGGTCAACATAGATAAGAACACCGCGAGGGTTACTTAAGAAGAGTTCACTATTTAGCTCATCCGATACTTGTGTCACTGTTGTGATACGCGGAGTCTGCATGGACTCAATACCTTTATAGAAAGCTTCTCCCGATAGATCAAAGTTACCCTCAGCTACATCATTGACATATAGACCAAAGTACCTATTAAGAGAGTACTCTGGCGCATATTCATCACTGAATAGAAACTGCATATTAAGCAAATTAGCCAAAACAATACCATTACGCTGAAAGCCTTGTGTAAAGAAGTACTCATTCTGCATAATAGTGGCATCCCGGGATACGAGGTCCTCATAAGAAAAGCTTCCTCCGCTGGAGAAACCTCCCTTTGTTAGAGAAATGCCATTCCACTGAAAGGGTTCATCTCTTCTCCACGTGGCCGTAATAGGCGCAATAGGAAAGTCTTTTTGTGAGCGATAGTTCCTAATGTAACGACCTAGCCCAGTGTTACTGGTTAGGTCAAATGTTTTTATTGCCGTGCAGTTCTCTAGCACAAACTCGCTAAACTTAGCTGCAGTTTGAGCATCAGTCTCTCCACTACTTGCACTTAATGCATTTAGATTATTGACCGCGGCTGGATTGTCAAGCCTAAAGACAACAAAATAGTTAGGAATCTGCTCATTTAGCCAAAGTGGTGCTAGTATGCCTAGATCTTCTATGTATGATTCTGAATTAATTGATTGTGCTCCTGCACTATAAAACATTTCATATTGGCTGTCGTATGAAGACAGCACCGCAGTGTCTTGGAATTGCTGATAGACCTGGTATGCAATGTCAGTTGGGAAGCTGCCGTTCTGATAGAAGCGATAGAGATCCTGATCATAAGTAGAACCGGCATCAACCTTAAATGCCTTAAAGCGAGATGAAGACAGCTCTGTGTTAGCACTGAACGACTCCAGGTAGATGTCATTCCCATTAGTAACAACCTTTATGTTAGTTGTAAGCTTAGGGTTTGTCCTGACCAGACCGTATGATGCTTTGTCCAGCAGTCTCTCTGCCATTGGTTCTTCTTTTCTTTATTTATCACCATTGGCTAATGGAGACTCTTGCCTTAAACCAATGTGGCAGCTATTAAAGAGGCCTTATGTTCAGTAAGACTCAGAAATTTCAGCCAGTCCTCTTAAAGATTTTGAAATGTCAACAAAGTATTTAAGTTCGTCTTCAGACAGTTTGGTTTTAATATATTCACCGATAACCTTAAGCTGCTTAGTTCTAGCAACATTACTGGCTTTATCTCTTGCACGATCTGAATAAGCTGGCAGCTCTGTGTACATGGTTTTGAGAACTTCATCACCCTCAAACTTAGCCACAATGCCATCGATTATAGCAGTGTACTTATCAAGTCTGTCTTTTTCTAGTTTCCTCAAAACAGCAGATCCTAACATTTGGCTAGCTTCACCAGCTACTGCACGAAAGAAAGGGGCGGTTTTAACAAGAACCATAAGACCAGCTACACCGGCTGCGGCTGCAGCTGCAGTGACCAAAAAACTTTCATTGAGAGACTTAGACTCTTCGATATATTCGGCCAAGTCTGGATCGTCCCAGCCCATAGGGTCAGCAAGCACCTTTTCGAGATCACTTCTTTTACCAGTGAGTGTGACTTCAGTGCCCGCATCAGTGCCCGCACCTATTTCCATCTCTACATTATGCTTTTTAAGCAGCTTTTTCAGATCTCGTGAATTAGGGTCTAGCGCGTCCATCATAACAGTGGCTTCACAAATGACATCTTGTTCTGAAATGAATTCTTCAAAGAGTTTAATATGTTTCATTATATGTTTTTTTTTTGAGACCTAATGTCTTCTTAATTATATATCAATGTCAATGAAGCATGTTATGTACTTAGCTGCGTGAAGCCCTGCTCTCCTCTAACCTGCTGATTAACACTGGTTTCTGTGATTGATGGCGATAGACTGCTTATCACACGCTCCAGGTCATTTAACCCTCTCGCAATGGTGGCTGTTGGGAATATGTCAGTACTTAATCCATCAGGTCTATACTTAGCAAACACCTCAATGTCATATTGGTACACACTTACACTATTTGGATAGATGTCAAATCCTATTCTCTTAGCATATGTTAGATTGGTAATAGCACCAGTCGTATCACCACCAATGTTACCTAAGCCACCTTGTGTACCGCTACCTGAACCCCAATAGTCCGTCATTCGGTATTGAAAGACAAGAGGCACTGTTAGAGCATTTGTGCTACCAAACTGGATTGGCTTAAACGATGTAGTTGCATCGCCGTCCACTTGGATGTTAACGTGATCATCTGATGCTATGAAGAGATATGAACCACAGGACGGTTTGCCTAATAGGTACTGATCGTTTGCTTCAAAGCTTGTCTTGGCATTACGGCTATACACTGCCGTAGTAAGGTCGGATATTGCTAATAGTGTTGGGCTAATTTCAAAATTCTGCGTCGGTGGGTTAGCTGTAGGCGGAGGGCTCAGTGGAGTATTTAGTGGAATAGGCCAAGCAGGAGAAGGGACAGGAGGTAAGTTTAATAACTCAACAATGTTTTCATTTAGGTATATGTTTTGCTGCTTACCTTTAGTAGCATCTGATGCAAGAGGTGCAAACTTAGACTGTCTGAATATGATCTTCGCAGTATCAGTTAAGTCAGTACCAAGTGAAATTGGTGTAATAAGATCGCCTGTCTTTGCCCGGTATTCAGCTTCATATGCAGCCAGGCTACCTAAGACTGGGTGCTCAATATGTACACCTATATCGTTACCTGTAAATGACAACGTTGTTGTAGGAGTAGTCTGTCCTATAAAGCCACCACCCCAAATAAATTGGTTTAGCATTGATGCTGCATTATAAGAAACGTTATATGAATTTTCAGCCTCATCTAGGTTAATAACAAACCTATCATTTGGACTGACATAATTGTAGAAGACCTCCTCTGATGAAACATCCTTATAGCGGCTATAAATGAACTGATTCTTATTCTGTGATGACTGATATGGAGGAAGAGACTTAATCTGCCCATATTTGTTAGTTAATACAACGGCTGGATTTGTCAAGACGATTGGAGCAATGTCGTATCGGCGCTGTACGTTATAGTCACTATCATTAGCTGAATATGTAGGCCTTCCGTCGGATTGATTAGCTTCACTATTATCAAGCCACGGATACACCGCCGGTAATATAGTAGTGCCGTTTATTGCAGTGGCTTGGACAAACCCAGGATCCTCCGACTGCTTAACCATACGAGCACGACTACCAGACACTCTTGATATGAGCTGAAGTGTGGTCTGCTCAGTGTCCTCCAAATTAATGAAGAATGTCTTTGTCACAATTGCACCGCGCGGATCATCAAGAGTAGACACTTCTTGGCGATAGTAGCCAGCAAAGACAGTGTTAAGAGTATCTTTAACAAGGTTGATCACGTTACCTTGCCCATCGACTAGGGATACTTTAAGATTACCTTGTGCTCTACGTAGGATCTCATTAAATAGGTCCAACTGATTTTGTATCTGATTGAGCTTAGTGAATAGGTCAATTGGAGTCTGATTGTCAGATAGGAAGCCTGACGCAATAACAGCCGCAGTATGAGCAAAATAGTTTTCATTTGCAATAAATGAACTTGCTAGGTGCTCATTAATGCCCTTTGCGTTAAGGTCCTGCTCAAGAGTTACTCTAGCCAGGTCCTCGCGATTTTGTTCAAGAATTGCATCTACTGCACTGTCGCTGCTTAAGTCAGCTGGAAATGCAACCCGGACTGCATTTGACCAGTCGCTCATAAGTGGGTTACCAGGCCAACCTGCCTCTGACACTGACTTAGCCTGGATCTCTACAATCTCTCCCTTTCTAATTGCAATGTCAACCTGATTAATGTTGACCTCATCAGCATTATCATTATTAATTGTTGCCCATTCAAACTGTCCAGTTAGAGTGTTCTTTACTCGAGGTCTGATTATGCTCTCTACAATCTCCCAGTTTGCAAATGCTCCCTGCGACTCTCCAGTGCCATCGGTGAATGAAAACTGATCCACTGGGTTTGCTGCTCCGTCCTGTGACAGATAGCGATAGCGGATCATAAACTTAACAATGTCCTGTACTCCGGTGGACGGAGTTGACTTCTCTTCTGGCATCGGAAAGAATCCTCTGACACGATGCTTAGGAGATATTGAAGAGACCGCATTATCGGCTCCCTTTGCAGCAATCTCCTTTACAACTGATGCATACAGTTCAGCCTGTGAAGACCTGTCTGTGATTAGTCCCTGTAGTTCATTCTTATCTGCATCACGCTCAACTTGTGTTGCATAATTTGTTGTCTGAATACGAGTCCTCTTTTGAGAGATAGCCGTATCAAGTTCCTTAAGACGTGCCTCGAGACTGTTCTTTTGATTATTTAAGTCCTGTAGTTGAACAATTGCATCGCTGCTTGTAACCTGCTGATTGATAAGCTTAACGGCAAAGTCAGCTGCCGATAGAGAAGGCGGATTAGGTGTCACACCCTCCTTTGATGTTGGCAGTTTATCTTGCGCAAACGACAAGAGGAAGCGACCAAAGTCAATTGCCTGGTTCTGATAAAAGTCAGCTAAGGTTTGCTCAGTACCAAACTGATCAATTGTTGTTAGCTCATTTGTATAGAACGCAACACCCGGAGACCAATTGACGGCCGGCATCTTAGAGTCTGGGTCAATCGGCTTAATGAAGATCATGCAGTACTCACTAAAGCCAACTGTTGCCTCAATGCTAACCTGATCATTTAATGAACTGCCAATCTTTATGACATCGGCTCCAATACCAATTGCCTTCACTCCCTCAACAAGGTCAAGAATAACCGAGTTAGTGCTGCTGTCAACTTGGAGCACTTGATAGCGAGTGTCAACTGGATTTGATACGACCTCAAGACTATCGCCTACCTTAAGTTGCAGTGTATCTGGGAATCCAGCTTCGGTATCTGAGTAAAAGAGTTTATTTAGCTTATAGAGCTTTTTCTGTGTGGTCTGAGTCACTCCATTAACCGTCTGTGTAAAATCAACAGTCGAGATACGAGTGACGCTAAAACGTCCGCTAAATCGCTTTTCGCGCGGTGGCAGATCTGTGACGGCTTCATCAAGTACATATGAGATATTGCGCTCAACAATGTCTTGTAGGAACTTGTCATAGTTAACATCGCTTCGGCCTTTATAACTTGAGCTAAAGAAGTTAACTTTACTCTGCGTGTTTAGGTCAAGTATGTACCTCTTAATGATAGCTCGTTCGGTGTCAATTGGAACTTGTCCAGTAACGTCAAATGTTACATATAGGAGAGGATTAATTAGGCTCTCAAAGAACCAGTTACTCTTAAAGCCAAACTGATTAACCGAGTTTAGGCTCGTTAGATCCTGTGCCTCGGCCGGCAACTTTGCCAGTACCAGCTTACGAAATGTTCCATCGCTAAGGCGGATAGAACTGCCGGCACCTGTTACATTTGTGATTGTGTTGACATTACTCTGTAGCGTGTCAATTTGGTTCTTAAGAAAGCCAAAGCTTGGCACAGTGACCTTGGAGATAGTCCCATCACTATTTTGAATGTCAACCGTAACCGAGTCACGGTTAGATGTGATTGCCTGGTTAACCTTTTCAAAGCTCTCTAACGAATTGTTAAATAGCCTTAATAGCTCAGGAAGTAGTGTAGAAATTGAGTTTTGTTGGGCCATTTGATATGTTTAGTCAGCACCACAGTGTAATACTGTGGTTTATATATCACCCGCCTATTTTATCACATCATATACAAAGCTCAATATACCTTGTTCGGTACAGATGATTTCAATAATTGGGTTTGTGCTTATCTCTGCATTGCTGATAAGCGCAGCTTGTACTCCGTATGAACCTGAGTTTAGTCGCCCAGGCGCATCGGTAAACACTCTAATGTTACGACTACCCATATTAATACCGCCTGTGAATGCAAGCCTAATAGTTTGGCCCTTCTTCCATTGGATGTCAGTGTCATCAATATAGATTCTAAGATCTCCACCAGCCTGGTTAACCGTGTCAAGCCTTAACATATTAGTGTAAGATAAGAGTTCGGTGTATGCTTGTGGTGTAGCCACACTTAGGTTAAGAGGATTATTAACAGTGATCTCAATACCGTTTAGGTCAAATGCACTCATAAAGGAGTACTCTTGCACGCCCAGTGAGAGTGTGATCTGGTTAGGAACCGTCTTATCAACAACAATGCCTGTTCCCTGTCTTACCACATCAGTGTTGTACTGTAAGGTTGTTGAAACCTGGCCATTTGCAAGAGCCTGTATCTCATCAGCATTTCGTGCAATCAGGTCAAGCAGGGTAGCACCATCTGCAAAGGCAAGGTTTGCCTGATTAAGCTGTGTCTGTAGACTATTGATCTGCTCTTGTAGGAATACTGTCTGACTAACTGCGCTAATTGCATTTTCCAGGCCTTGTACTCTTTGTGTAAGCTCTGATAGCTCAAGCTGCTGTCTCTGAAAGATCCTAGCTGATTCTTGCAGCTGCGCAGTTGCATCAGAAAAGAGACCCATTGAGAATGTGTTATAGTCATTCACAATAGTGTCAATCCCGGCTGTGCCAGGAGAAGCATCAAATCTTAGGTTGAGCTTAAACCCAAAAGAGTTACCGTTCTGTCCTGTGATCTTATTAGGCTTAAACTTAGGATATCGCTGAATGTACCCACCATCATTAGTCGGCGTGATGTTATCCAGGAGTAGAATGCCATATAGATTAGTGACAGTATTAGACTGGTTACTCATATCAACCATGTCATAGTACACCAGGACTGCATTGAACTCAAAATTGCTAGCTAGGTCAGTGCCATTGTACTGCGCAATTGTGCTAATACTTGGATCTTGTACAATCTGTTGATAGTCACTTGCGTTAAAGTCAAGCGAGATACCATCCAGGCGGTTTCTTATGTATGCAACCGGAGAAAATCCTGGAGGGTTATCATAGTCGGCCGGGTACTTCTGAATGTTAACACTAGTGGCATCAGTAAATGTTACCGGCTCGGTAAAGTATGCATTAGTTGTGGACGGTGGAGTTGACTCATTCATCCAGTTTGCATCCGGGTCAGTGTAACCTGCCGGACCTGACCCTTGTAGTTCATTATCATAATCATAAAAGGCCTTCATATTTAGACCTTGTGGATGAATTGATGAACTGTTCCTGCCCAGTATGTATTCGTTGTCACCCTTAATCTTTAGACCAGGCTGATAGTTTGTGTCAGCAATGGTATCAAATAGAACAGTAGGAGTGCCGCCAACTTCAGTAGGTACATTAATGTACACCTCGGTATAAGCCTCTCCGGCTAGGTCAACGTTGTTCACAATGTCAATGTCACCGATGTACTTGACAACACGACGATACTGAACATTACCAATAGGCGCATTATTCTCCTCGGTAAAGAGAGGGCGAGTAACGGTACCCGCTCGTTCAAGATTAGTAGCTGGGCGGAATCTGATTGCGCCAGTCTCCTTTAGCCACTTAAAGAACACCCGCTCGGCAACTGAACGATTGGTTGTGTTGTCATAAGCAGCATCGCTAATAAGCAGCTCTTCAATGTTGAGAGCATAGTTTTGCAAACTCTCGGTAAAAATAACATTGCGGTCAGCCGGTAAGCCTCCCTCAACGATAGCGCCATCGATTGTATCAAGCTGCATAAAGTTTTGCCGGCTACTAAACGTATTAAAGTCTAGGCGGTCAAAGTCAGGCAGATCAAGCAGCACAAACTTAGAGAAGACTAGTCGTAGGTTCTCGTTGCTAAGAGTCCTGGACAGATCTCTAGCAGCGGACGAGAATGTGTAAAAGGTTCCTCCGTCAGCTTGAGGTGTTCTTATGAGTGGTGTGGTTGCCATCTATTTATGTTTATCATGCTAGTTTACACATATTCTTTAATCTCATATATCAAGTACAAATTGTCCGCGATTCTGTCCGCGATACGATTTATCCACTAAAAATGTTTTGTCAAGAACAAATTGTCCGCGATTCTGTACTTGATGCACTTTATGATATGGTGTAACCTACTCCTCCAATTAGGTACCAATCGCCATTGCCCGTACCATCATCTATGCAGAGTAGGTGAGCAGTCTGTCCCTGCCCGTTAAGAGTAAGCGTGCTTCCTCCTGATAGAATGAGCGGGTTACCGCTTTCGCCAATGATGTTAACATCACCAGTTGTAGCCTGTGAATACATAAAGAAGATCTCTTGACCAATCAGCCCTTCAAACAGCTCCAGCGTAATTGTAACAAGACTAGCATTACCAACTCTTTCAATTGTATAGGGTGGCGGTGCTCCTGTGTTACCTACACCAAAGGGAGATACAATGTTAACATCATTTAGAACAACTGGGTCAATATCATTTCTAATAAGACCTCCATTGTTTATACGAAGATTGCTGTTACTGATGTTAACTGGAGCTAGGATGTCAAATGTTGCACCATTAATGTCAAGCAAAACAGTACTAAGTCCAACACGAAGGCTTTCAGTCCTAACATCATTTAGGTTAGTGATTGTACCTGCGACCGGGTTAAAGTAGTTCTCAATTGCATTGATTTCACTCGCCAGGATGTTAAAGTTGTCATTGATCACGAGTCTAGATCCAGACAGTGAATCGGTACCAAGAATTTGTGTAACTGAAATTGGCATTGTTTAGTTTGTTTTTATCATTAGACGATGACTAATATGTTCCTCTCCTTAAAATAGCGATTGCCGTTTGAGTCTACCAACTCAAGTGCAATTTCATAATTTCCCAGATCTCTGAACAGATAAGTCAAGTATTTGCTTTCAAAGTATATATCACCCGCATTAGGGTCAGATGTATTTCTAATTCTCCACTTGGCCTTTCCCTTTCCTGCAATTTGACATTTGTCGTATACGAACATTGCCCATGTCATTCTAGGCAGTACCTTGCCATCATTAATAAACTTTGCCGTGTTCCATGTAGGATTACAACTTATATGCTGTCCCTGTCTAAAGATGATCGAGTCACACCCAGTTCCAGTTGAGTCGCTGGTTGAACCTCCATCATTGACAAAGTAGCCGGGTGTTATATAACCAGGCGCCACATAGCCTCCAGTCGTGTTTCCAGTGAACTGCCCTGCACAGATACGGTTACCATTAACATCAACTATGTCAACATCCTGGAAGTCACCATAGCGTCCCGTATAGCGTGCAACGGCTTGAATGTAGATTTGTTGGTCAACTGCATTAAGCACTAGGTTATAAATGTACTTACTAATGATAGGCTCGCGACTTAGGTTAAGCTCATTCACGGCCTGCCGAAGTGTAAGAGGGCTTAGGCCAAAGAAGTGACGTCCAACCGTACCGTTCACATCAATGATCTGTAGGTATGTGTTAGGTATGACCTCTGCAAACTGAAAGAAGGCAGGAGTGTCTCCGCTTAGGCATGTCATGTCCCACCAAAAGTGATAGGTGTCATTCCAATCTCCCTTATCCAGGTTATTCCAAAAATAGGGGCCACTAAAGCTAATTGCCCCACTGCTCTGAAAGTTCATAAGAGTAAAGTCAGGCGTTGCGCCTACTCCAAAATTGTTTAGGATAGCATTTACCATGTCAAGAGACTCGTATAGGCTAGGTGTCTCTTCTTCCCACGTAACACTTGGCTCAATTGGCAGATCCCAAAATGAACCGTAGTCATTCCACTTATACACACCCTCACTGCTCCATGTGTAGTTAAGTTTACGAGCCTGGTACCAGCCTGAGTACTCAACCTCTCTTGGCTCTACGCAAATGTAGTCTCTCTTAACCTTAGATGAAATGTTATTGTACAGGTCAAACAGTTTGATCTCAACCGAATAGTTCCCAATATAGGGTAGGACAATAGGTAGGACATCCAAGTCAGTAAGAGGTCCTCTTATTGTGTAATAGAACTCTGGTGATTCTGTGGTTGCTTCCTTATAGACGGTCCACTCAATCTCCTGGAAGTTGCCTCTAAAGATGCTATCCCAAGTGTAAAGAATTGAGCCTGGTAACACCTCTTCCCTAAATTGTGCTGTACTTGTATTGTTTGCCTTACTAACATTTGCAATAAGACGGTTTGGCGTCTCTCCATTGATTCTAATGACCGGGCCTGAGAGGGTTGACTCGGTTGAAATGTTCCATGTAAACCACGGGCTAACAAAGCTTGTCCTAAGTGACTGCACTTGTGAAAAGATTGCATTTCGTACCGTGATGGCCGTATCACCAAGGACAGCTGTATAAATTGCACCAGTTCCAGTGGCAGGGTCGGTAAGAGTAAATACATCTCCTGCCTGTGGTGCAACTGGCTCAAAGTCAATGTTATAGTAGACACCTCCGCCACTTAATGCTGCCCATGTTGAGTCAATGTCGTCCCATGTAACCTGACCAAACGAAGTGTTCTCCAAGACAACTGGAGCTCCAACAGGAATGCCAGGTTGGTCCGGTAGCCGGTTTGATGAACGACCTGGAATGTATTCAAGAGTGTTAATGTTAGGAGCAAACTGGCTAAAGTAGGCAAGATAAAAGTCGGCAAGCTGTCCAACTGTAAAGTCACCACCATCTATGATATCGCCTAGCACACCAAAGGGATCTGGTCCAATAGGAGGGAGTGGCGGAACACTACTGGTTGTATACGGTCCGATTGCCATGTTTTGGCCAGGAAACCCAGTTGATTTCTCAATCAGCTGCTGAATGTTTCGCAGGTCTTGTATCTGTATGCACTCACCTGGAATTGATCTAAAGTCAACATCCATGCCTGCCACAATCGTTGCAGTGTCATTTCTGCTTATGGTGTTAGTCAATTCATTTAAGCCAAAGAAGTCGGCTTCACCAACAATGTCCTTGATATGAGCATTGAGAGGCAGGAACTCTTTCTCTAGCTTTCTCTTTAGCCCAAAGAGTTTAATTAAGACTTCTTCCAGAGTAAAGTCGCTTGTCTCTTCGGTTAGAGGTAGGTCATCAATATCATACTCGCCTTCCCGGATTTGGTTAATCTTATAGATAAGACTAAACATACTGGTCTTGCGGTACTTCTTATTAGGAAGTGTAATTTTATCACCGTTCCAATTCACTAGAGCAGGGTCAAACGCACTTATTGGATTGCTCTGAATATACTTACCATAGTTTGGACTAGTTGCATCTACGTTCTTCCAAAACTCTTTTATCTGTAGGTTATCATAACCAAAGAACTTAATCGCATTAACAAGACCCTTATATGAACCAATGAAAGTGTAGATGTTATGACCCTCCAACATCATTTCCTTTCTCTTGGTATTAACCTCAAGCCAGTCAGGTAGGAGTTCATTAACGTCGGTATCACGGAAGACAAGGCTGTCATTAGACAATACACTGTAGCCCAAGTTCTCTGTCATAACACGGAGACGTTCATCCTCTCCAATCGTCTCCCCAACAATAACAAACTCGGCCACAATTGTATTAGTGCAAGTGTCACGGATGATGAGTGTTCTCTTATACGTGTTCTCGTCCTTAGAGCTGATTGCAAAGTCAACCTGCAGTGCAGCGCTTGTCACTAGTGAAGTTGTCACTAACCCATCGGTACTTAGTATGTCACCTGCATCGCTATCAAGAACATACTCAATTTCATCAAAGACCTCAAGAGGCGGACCATCAGGTTCTCTAACGAGAGCAGACTGAATGCCACTTACGTAGTTACGGTTAAAGGTAAAGAGAAAGATCTCGGTTGGATCAGTTGTCTGCCATTGTGCTAACCAACCACAGCCTCCTGTGCCAGGTGTTGTATTGCTACCTTCTGGTGAATGCGGATAGCCAAATACTCTTGTACCAGTCGCGGCATTAATGAACTCTTGAAGAATGAAAAGCTGACCTACTTCAAACAGCAGGGTAGAGACCTCCGGTAGGTAGACCGTACCAGTCCACATGTCTTGCCCGGCATCATAATCAAAGTTATAGTTCTTACCGTTCTTATCAAAGAAATGTAGGTATCTCCATCTTGACATTTCCTAGTTAATTTTTTGGTACCATTTTGGCACGGCAAAGTTATAGTACACTCTGATATATTTAACCGCATTGATATATGCAACCATGATAGGCTGTAGATGATTGGTTAAAAACTCAGCCACATTTGGATTCCTAAACATATAACTAGAGAGTGTTCTCTTCATTAAGGTTTCTCCGTAGTCATAGCCTAGGTTCTTAAGTTCCCAGCCTTGTTCATATGTCTTACGGTATGGGCTTGGAAACCCAACTCTTCTATCCTGTATGCTTGGCATGCTATCCTGCTAGTGTTTTTGGTGTAGTCGCAGAACCAGCGGCTAGTCTTCCAGTTGCAATTGTAGTGCCTGGAGTTCTCTTTAGATTATCAAACTTGGTTTGCTGTGTCCTGTTGTACAGGTTGTCCTGAATAGCCTCCTTGAAGAATATGTTTAATGAACATAGCATATTGTCAGCTGGAACCTCTTCATAGAAGTTACCATTCCTGTCTTCCCAGCCACCTCTAATTATGGCAAGTTCATCAATGCCAATCACAACATCTCCAAATTCATCAAGACCTAATTGCGGATCTTGGCCTTCGGTCAGCATAATCTTCTTATTCTCAATTAGGACCTGCTGATCTGTGGCCGGGTCGGTGCCATATACAGGGACAAAATAATACCCATTGCGAATAGCCGCCTCGTTTTCTTCTGATATGTAAAAGACACTAACACTGTCCACCCCAGTGATTCCCTCAATGATTGCCACAAGGTCTGACCTAGGTATCCTGTCACGTCTATTAACATTTAGGAAATAGTCATTAAGTCTCTTTCTTATCTGATTTGAGATCTCTCCCTTATCAACATTGTCATAGTACCTAAGAACTATATTAAGAACATACTTTTCAAGGATGACATCCTTAATCCTAACCTCAGCTGTCACAACTTGGCGACCGCTTTGGTTTAGAATGTCAATCACCTGCTCTTTCTCTCCCTCGGTCAGTACAAACTCACCAACCGGAACATTAAAATAGTCTGTGTTAGTTGTTAGCTTCTTTTTAATGTCAGGTATGAGAAAGAGATAGATGATATTGTCATCGTCCAGGTATTGGTCATCCTTTGTATTGTAGGCATCAATAAAGGAAAAGAAGTCATACTTGCTAAGATAGTATATGTAATTGTTTGGGTTAGCAAGAACAAATGAACGACTAGCACGCGGCGCAATTAGGCGAGTGAATGCAGGATCCTCGGTGTCACTTCCAAAGTTTGGGTTACGAACCACATTGACTGAGAGCATTTCATTAAGATCAATCTCTTCTCCACTCTGATTTGTGCCTGGGTCAATAAACTTAAAGCTTATTGCCTTGCCGCCGATGTTACCAGCCGCACCTCTAGTCTTAACATACTCAACAATTATAGTTGATCCTAATGGCGGCGGATAGCCAAATTGCAGATTACCAAAGAAGATGCTAAGACCACCACTAACACTGCTCTTAGTTAAGACAGCTCGCTGACCTTTTGCCATATCGTATAGTGAATCAATAGTTTCGTACAGTTCACCATCAACTGTCACTTTAACAAGATCATTATCAGTAGACTCACGTGTCACAACGTTAAAGCTTTGTAGCGCTCCGCCGGTGCCTGAGAACTGCTGGGTTTCAATTTCACCCTGGATAAGTTCAACATTAACAAACTCACGTGTGTTTTTCTGTAGACGAATATAGTCACTATTAAAGTTAATGAAGTAGTCTAGCCCGTTATCAATGATCTTAACCTTAGATAGGCGATTAATCTGAATAAAGTTGCCTGTAACTTGAGTAGATGCACTTGTGTTAGGCCTAAGTCCAATAATACCTCTAGCGGAAATGCCTCTAGTTGGATCATGGCCAGTCAGTCTGGATAGGCCATAAATCGACTCAATGTTACGAGCCCTAAAAATGTTAAGCTCTGTTATAGTAGCCTCAATATAATAGAAGATAAGTTCTCCTAGGTTAGCTGTCACGGTTAAGAGCTGTCCAAATGGAGATGCAGGTGTAAAGACCTCAGTTCCCTGCTCATACTTTTCCTGGAGGAAGACGAAGGCATCTTGATAGAGTTCAGTTGCTCTTATTCTCGTTTTGCTAAAAAATGACATTTACCTTGATGTTTTTAGAATAGTGCACCTATAACTCTTTGATCATTAATAAAAATGTCAATTAGTGCGCCGTCGCGTTCAATCGTACTGTAAAAACTTACCCTGGTCTCTACCCGGTACTTACTATAACCAGGCACACAGTATGAGTTGATTTGATCATTGATCTCATTTGCAAGAAGAGACTCATTTAGGACCAAAGAAAAGATTAGGTCATCAAGATTAGCGCCAAAATTAGGAGCTCCTAATACCTCTGTTCTGCGCGTGAATAGCGTGTTTTCAATCTTAAGAATGAGTTCTGATAGATCATCATTAACCTCCAACCTAGTAGGATCGTAATTAGTTGAGCCCGGGTCTCTATTATAGATGTCCATCAACATGGGAAGTGTAGTTTAGTCTATATATCCCATTCAATTACTATGATATTTAGGTTACCCTGTGTACAGGAAGTCTACTCCCTCGTCATCTTTAATTTCTTGTACGATTGCGTCCAACTCCTCTTTACCTTCGCTCTTAATCATATCATAGTTGATAGTAATGTTGCCTGGTAGAGTATAGTTAAATGTACCTAGGATCCTGGCTAACTGAATCTTAGCCTGAGCAATACAGTACCTAATAAAGGCTTCATCACTGTAGAGAGCACAGTCAGGTACCGTTGCATAAATTTGAAAGATCACTGCTCTTTTAGGAAGTTCTCCCTGAAAGCGAAACTTATTAGTTAGGCGATTGTATGAATATGAAATTTGCTGCTGCAAGATCTGCCTAGCATTGTCAATAAACATTTCATTGATGACATAATACATTAGGTTCTCCGAACCAATGCCTGCTCCAAATGTATTGGAGTAGATGAACTTATCAATTGCAAAGTCAGGATCTCCTGCCGAGAAACTGCGACTTCCAAAGCCACCGTCTTCTCCTTGGAACCCGCCTATCTCAAACACATTATTGACAGCCCAGACGCGAGGCGGCATTGCTATGATGCCTCTGCTGTTCTCTATATTAACCTGGCTTAACACTTCGCCTGGCGTGCCAATTCCCTTTCTAAAGCTATCCTTAGCAAAGCTACCCGCTGGCAGAGCAATAAACATTTCCTCAACACTATCTTCATAGATCTTGTAAAAGTACTCCTTAGCACGATTAATCATACGTACAAGAGCCTTCTTAGGAACTGTGAATGGAATTTGGCAAGCAATACTTAACTCATCATTGATTTCTTTAACTAGAGAATCAAGACATGCCTGTGAAGCAGGATCTGTGCAATCGACTAATGACATCTTTTATTGCTTAATTTTTTCAATCTCTATCACTTCGGTGCCATCAAACTTGGCGTGTTTAGTTGCACGACCTTGTCTAAATATGCCGTCCTTCATCTGTCCACTAAAGACAGTATTCTGACCAAACACATAGCAGTCATCAACCTCAACATTTCTGCTAGTATAGCAGTTTTCAACCTTGCTGCCCTTAATCACGCTACGTCCAAATATGTTACATGTGATAAGTGATGAACTCTCTACTTCGCAGTCAAATATGTCACATGATAGAATGTTTCCCTTTAACTCACACTCAACAAAATCAAGGTCTTCCACCAAAAAACATCGGTGTAACTTTGCGCCTTTTACCTGCATCTTACCTTGATCAGAGTCATAGTTGATAAAACCCTCTTTCATATCAGCCTTAGTGAGAAGACCAAATAGCCGCTCTCTCATTTGCGGATAGTACATCTTAATTAGTTGGGTTGCCGTTTTGAGATCAACCATCAACCTAATGTTGGGGTAGAGCTGGGCAAAGTCATCGTATGAGCGGTATGCCTTAATAACATCCCTATGTCTTGCAAGTAGACTGTCTAATTCACGCTCTTCCTGCTCTGTATATGTAGGATTGTCAAGGGTCTGATAGAGAGAGACTATGAAGTGATCCATCATTTTTAGGATCTGTGTATACTTGCTCTCATAGCCTGCACCACCTAGGTACCTAAACTCAATATAGCCTTTAGGTATCTTTGTGAAGTTTACTCCATAATACTTTTCATTCACAAACTGATAGTTCTTCCAGTCCAGTTTGCCAGGTGAGCGCTGTGTCATGCCGTTGATTGGCATTGCAAACTTAATTGACTTTGCATAGACAGATCCCTCTCGGTTAGGAAATGTCTTATACACTAGGTCTTCATCAAAGCTTAGGACAAACTTACCAACATCAAGCTTTGTCATGTCAAACTTGGCTCCCATCTTTTCAAGATCAAACGCAAGATTAACATGTATTGATGAACGGTCATTAGTACTGCCGTTCTCTTTAATCCAATTTAGGACTTTAACTAGGATCACTTTAGCCTCAGGGTACTGCATTGGCCCTGTGACAAGCTCAATCATACCTGTCCCGCCTGAATTGTCGGGTTCCATCTTAAAGACATCTGCCGACGGAGAAAAGTCACTATGAGCCTTATCCTCGATGCGGATCTTTTTACCTAAGGCTCTTGTTAAGCTATCCTTTGTCTTGGTTAGATCTGACTTTGAATAGAACTCAAACTCAAATCCAACCTTTGACATATGAATTGCATTAAGAAGCTCGTCAGAGTGCATGTGCCTACCGTTTTTCTTATATATCTAGGCAAGCACACAAACTAATGCTATGAAACTAGGGCTAGACTTACCCTCTGCTCAAGAGGCAGTATGCTACGGATCCTAACATTGACACTGTCGCCTTTAGCAAAGATGATGTCTTTTAGACTGCTGCTATGAATTAGACCAACTATGCCTGGCTCAAGTTCAACAAATGCACCATATTTTGTCATCTTAGTCACAATGCCTGCGTGTGAACTCATTGGAGAGTATCGCTCTTCCGCCCCTTCCCATGGAGTCTCTACTGAACCGGTCTGCGTAAGTGTGATCTTATTGTCATTAATGATCTCCTTTACCCAAAACGAAATTTCATCGCCTGGTTTAATCTCACGGCCTTCATATTGTGACAGCGACTCGGCAAGTTCTTCTTTAGGAATCATACCAGTTAGGCAAGAGTCAAATTCAGCAAAGACACCAAACTTAGTAGTTCCTGTCACATGACCTGTGATCCTCTCTTTAAGATTAGCCCGTCTTTCGGCTACCTTAGTTGGAAGTATTGTCTGCAAGTATTCGCGATGTGATACGACTACCGTCTGTTTGTCCTGTGCATAATTGATAGGCATAAAGATAAGTTCACGACCTACAAGTGACTCAAAGTCCCAAAGCTTATTCATACCAGCAAGAGAGCCTGGCATAAAGCAGGTTACTCCACTAATGTCAATCCAATAACCTCCATGAATGAGCTCCTTTACCCGGCCTGTGAATGCGACTGACTTACTACCAATTGCACTAATCAGCTCCTGCTCTTTCATATCATTAACTGCATCGGAGATTGACGCAATGATCTGGCCTTCACCTTGTCTTTTATACTTAACGTCAACCTGCATACCAGGAACAATCTGGTCTCTGATCTCTTTACGCTCACTATTAAGCTGGCAGTATGTAGTGTACTTACCACCAATGTCAATTAGAGCAGTATCTCCAGTAATGTTTACAATAACACCACTCCCAATGTTGCCTTTACGATTTTCCTGAGCCTTCGTAACGACAAGTTCAGAATTCATTAAGCCATACAGTTTTAACATTTGAACTGCATAGGGTTCGGTCGACATAATCTTAGTGCCCTTAGGTACACTAACCTTAATTTGGGTGGTTTCAAATGGGTCTTCTTCGTTTAGGCGAACCCGGATCTCTTGTTCAATCATTTTTTTAGTTTTACAGATTATGTATTATATATCCAAAGTTGATTGGAGTTTATTTACATGATCTTATGTAAGACCAATCCAGGGAAAGGCAAAAGGTATTGGTGGAAGTCCAGGTGCAGTCCCTGTCCATAATCCACTGACGGTCAATAGATGCTTTTGAAATGCAGAGCTAAGAGCCGATGCCACAAGGACAGCTCCCTCCTGTGCAGACTGTGCAGGCTGACCAGCCTTAAATGCAGCTCCTATGTCTTCTGCCAGGGTATTAGGTATGCCAGGAAAGAGGACTGTATTATTAATGCCTAACAAGCCACCTGGCGGTGGAGGCAGCGGCGAGAATTGTGCTCCGGTCCAGTATGCAATGACTGCACTCGCAGCCGGAAGCCATACTGATGATGGCGGTGGCCCTGAACTTATTGCTTGTGCCAACTTAAATGATGCCTCAAGACCAACACCAATGCCTACTGGACCAGGTAGGGTTAGAGGCAGACTGCCTGGAATCAGTGTAGGCATAACAAGCTGTGCATTTAGGTGATATGCAGCCGCAATGGCTTGTGAGGTAACGGTCAGGCTTTCTGATGCACCTACCTCTAAAAAGGCAATGACAGCTGGCTGAAATAGCGGTCCCCAGGCCATTAGTCAGTTGAGCTTACCTGGCTAAGAGCAGCATCCATTGGAACTGCTGGCTTTTCAGTTGGACCAACCGGTGTTGGGTGAATATGATTGTTGTAGAGCTCTTTAAATGTATCACCCTTAATGACGGCCTCAGCCGCAGTCTTACCTAATTTAATCTTAGGAGAGTCTATTTGAGCCTCGGCATTGGCAGTGATCTTTGCATTGGCGCAGTTGACATCAACGTTGGCATCGGCAGTGATCTTTGCATTAGCACAGCTAACATCAACATCAGCATCAGCCGCGATCTTTGCATTGACACAACTAACTTCAACATCAGCACTAGCCGTGATCTTTGCATTTACACAATTAATCTCAACATCAGCTCCTGCATCAATGGTCACTGTGCCTGAGTGAGTAAACTTAATGGTACCATCATTAGACATGACCACACTGTCGCCATTAGGGTTAGTGATCTCAACTGCATTGTCCGGCTTAAGGATAAAGACAGTTGACCCGTCACCAGTTGCATAGTCAATCACAAATCCCTTACTCTCTGTAAAGAAAACCTTGATGCCTTCGCCCTCTCTATCATTGCTTACTTGTCCATTACTGTCAATCGACTGGCCAAATGAAGTGTCATAGACAAGAACATGTGCATTCTCATATGAGTCTTGGACCTCGCTCTTAACATCATCGGATATGTAAAGGGAGTGATGATAGACTGGAGAGTATAGGTTACCGTTGTCAAAGGTCACCTCAACAACTGCACCTAGCTTAGGAGGGCTAAATGATCCTCCACCGCTATCACTACCGCCAGTCATAGCCGTGGCTTGGGTTGCCCACGGCAGTTTATCAGTAGGTAGTACAAAGGCACTGCTAGGGTCCTCTATGTTAACCCGCTGGTCCATTTTGCCGTATACACGGATACGACATCTTCCCTCAAAGAGAGGGTCCTGATTGTCTTCAACACTGCCAACCCACTGTGTGCCAGTCAAATTGTCCTGCTGAAACTCCTTTGCGGTTATCTTCATCCGTGTACTTTAGTAGGTTGTAGGGGAGGTGGTCCAGATGGTGACGCATCAAATGCTCTAGTTGGAGACAATTGCTTAACCTCACTGCCGTCGCGATTGGTTGGCTGTCGACCTGCTGGCTGTATGCGGTCGGTTGGCAGAGAACGAGCTAGTGGCGGCGGTTCGGGCATTATGTTATCAGACAGTGCAATTGGAGCACTATCGGCACGTGAACCATTCTGCTGAATAGCTGCACCAATCGCACCAGCGGTTGCATTGACAAGAGATCCCCCAGGATTTTGTAGTATATTTGCAATAGAGTTTTGAAAACCTCCATGAACATTACCAAAGAGTAGACCTTGTGCCAGTGATAAGACAGCTCTTTGAGCTGCATTTTTTGCAGCCAATAATGCCTGTTGAGCAACTTGCGCAGCCTGTTCTTTTGCAAACTGCAGTGCCTGTGCAGCAAAGTTAAGTGAGCTTGGGATCTGCTGTCTGCTGTCCAATAGAGTTTTGTCATACCCTGCAAATTGGGCATCAATAATGACATTTGAGTATGTCCATTTGACCGAGGTACTTACCACTTCGCCTCCAACGTTTGAGACCGAGTCAAACGCCTTACCACACTCTTCAGGTATCCATAAACAATCAGTGAACCTAAATGTGACAAACGATGCATTACTACCAACAACGTCTGCTGTATTATCATTGTTTTGAAGAAGATTACCTCGATCAATTAACCCTAGTAGGTTTAGTGTCCTCTTAAACTGTCTAATCTCTCCTACCTTTAAGTCAACATCAAAATACCTTAGGTTTTGTGGCACAACAAATCTTTTATATGCCGAGTCATACACCGCCATCTTATAAAGAGTAAAAAGGGCTGTGATCTTGAGATCAATTGCCTCAAGACATGCAATCGTGATGCCCTCTCCCTCCTTAGATCCAACATAGGGGTCTGGCCCCATAGCCGTCAGTGACTTCCATGCCTCGTCTACGCCAGCTACAGTTTGCCAATAATAGGGACGTCTTGTATTGATATCTTGGATGCCTTGGATAAATGCCCTTAAGTAGTCGGCACGAGCATTTTCACCTACCTTTATTAGGTAACCTATGGCTGACTGCTGCGCTACTGAATTGCCAGAAACGGATAGGTCAGACGTATTCTGGGTAGCTCCATTAAATAAGGGACTTGTAATGTCAAAGACAAGAGTGAAACCCAGATATGTTGGATCATCAATGTCAGTGAGACCGTTTCCTGATGTGGACGCTTTTTTATTGACATTAATGAACCTCTTTCGGATCGTTTGCCAATCAGAAGGTACATTAGGTTTAGGTCCCACTGCATTAACTCCAGGTATTTGTCCCAGATTATCACCAAAGCTACCTGCTAAATCCGTTAGTGGCATTTCTCTACTCTCTTTTTCTATCTATTCTATGAAGTCGGCTTAAATACTCTTCTCTGCAGATAGACCTTCATCTTCATTGGACCAGGCATTATTTGAACCCAGTCAATTCCATTAATGACATAAAATCCAGAGAGGAACTCATTAATGATACCTCCATCTGCTTCTTCATTAGAAGCAGGGTCTCTTTTTACTGCATTAGCAGGTGGTTCTGCATCATCCTCAGTCGATGCGGTTAGCTGCTGCTTAACTGGAGTTGCATATTCAAACACCTGACAAAAGATCCTGGTGTATCTAAGAAGAGCAGGGTTAACCGTGTCAAGTTCAGCGACCATTCCCATCTTAGTGATTTCCGATAGGTTCTGATAGTTGAGAACAACACTATACATAAACTGATCATGTACATTTTGACTCTGCTGTCCAAGATACTTAAACCTAACCTGGTTGTCTCGTGGACCTTCAACCTCTCCCTCAACAAGTCTTCCCTTAGTAGCCGACACTTGTCCCTCAACTTCATCCACAATAGGATCAACAAATTCACTTATAAATTCTCTCTCACCCTGCTCCCAGAACTGTGCGTATCGCTTATAGCCGTTGTTCTTAGTAATGAATCCAGTTTCATTCACCATCTGATGCTTTCGCATATAGTTGGCTGATCCCTGAAACTTAACATCATTTGTTAGGAAATAGGGAAAATTGTCAACCTTACCCTCACCATTGCCATAACTATCCATTGAGTTAAGTGTAAAGCCCTGCGTGACATCAGGCGCACCCTCTTGTGAGAAGAGACGGTTAACATCAATGAATGTGAGGTAATAGTAGGGATCAATGTAAGCCGTGAAAAAGTGATCATCATCAAAGTAACTGTTTGCTACGATGTCTTGGATATACTTATCAACCGTATCGTTAGGATTGATCCAGGTCATGGTATCGCTAGTGTCTTCAACATTGCTTGCATAGCCTAGAGTTAGGCTTTCTGCAATGTCAAGAAGAGCATTCCAACTTGTTCCTTCGTGGTATTCAACTCGCTCCGTGAACAGGTCAGGTACAAACATTCTACCTTCCACTGCAATCCTAGTCACCTTGTCACCACTGCCTGCAATAGGATAGACATCTATGATTGTAAAGTCAATTCGGATGGGCTTAAATGTTTCCTCATCACCCTGCGATCTAATGTAAAGTTGCGCAACATCACCGTCTTTTGGGAAAAACCTAGCCGTAAAACTGGTATCAATATCATTAAAGATAACCTTGAGAGTAGGATAGAATCCGGTGTTGCTAAGTCTAAAGCTTATTAAGTTGTCAGGGTTGACTTCATATTGATTGATCCTAACTAATGGGGTTACGTTATAGATCTTAGAGTTTTTAATCTGTGTATTAGGAGTCATTGAGTCTGGTGTAGCACTCTCTGTATCGGCAATCACTAACTCGTCAAGAACAATCGTAGGTTCTATGATTGTGAGTATGCTTCTCTCTAGGTTACTTGCCATTATGATCTTCTTGCTGGTAGATTAGTACCAAGTCTAACTACGCCGCCACCAATAGTCTTGCCAGCTGCTCCCTGCTGTAGGACATTGGGCGGTAGCGGTGTATCTACTCCACTAGGTCTGCCTTTACCCTTTTCAGCAAGTCTATCAATCCTAGACTTATCCTTCTTGCTAAGTCTATCAGTGTCAATGTACTGTGACTGAACTTGAGTTGGCCTGGACGCGGTCTGAGGTCTAAAATAGGCCTGGTCTTCATTTCTAAGAAGGTTAGGTATGAATAAAATGTCGCCTTCACTAACACTAAACGGATTAGTGATACCGTTAAGTATGCAGATTGCATCAATGTATCGGCCGTTACCAAAGTAGGTCTCTGAGACTAGGTCTATTCGACCTGCCTGGTCACTAGTCACATAGTGAAGAGCCTTAATGCCAAACTCCGATTGGTATTCAAACGAGGGGGCAGTTAGGTCAAAGTACTCTTCACCAGTGTTTTGGTCAATGAGCCTGTTCTTAAGAGCAAGTGATCTTATATCCATTGTAAGTTTAAGAATCTATCATTAGGCTAACTAGGTTAGAGATGTATTCACCTGACTTTGTAATACCGCCTTTACTTTGCCTAATCTTGTCTATGTTATTGATTTCATTATCACTGGCTGATGAGGCAGCTGCGGAGATTCCGGTTGTACCGGTCTGTGAAGACTGCGTAGACTGAAAGTTATTGTTACCGTCTTTTTTGCTACCAAAAGTCTGCTCATCTCCACCAGCAAGATTAAGTATGTCTTTTTCATTAGCAGCAGATACATATATCCTGCCACGCCCAGCATTAAACATGTTTTCAATATCTCCCTTGTCTCGTGGCTTACCGTGTTTAAGACTAATTTCAAACTTAACCTCTAACGGAAAGTCATCATATCCTAAACCATCTCCTAGAGTCATAATTGTGCTATCACAATACATATTTCCCATAGTTGCAATTGGATTGAGAGGGTTACCGATTGTCACATGCCAGTTACCTGTAGGCTCTGCACTAATGAAGGTTCTTTGTGCGGCCGTTGACCCTACATCGCCTGCAATAGAACCTAGCAGCTCTCCTAGCTTATTACCTAAAAACTGCTTGCCTATGTTTACCCCGCCTTTGACTATAGACCCGAAGTCAACACCACCGCTACTATTGCCAAATATGTTCTTTAAGCCAGCCGTAACATCATTAGTTAGAGACTTTGTATAGCCGGCAAAGTTGCCTTGCTTTAAGAGATTAACATCACCAAACTGACTCGCCACAAAACCAGCCGCACCGTAGTAGCGCTGCCCTCCACCCCAAAAGGTTGCATTATTAGTGGTCATGGTAAGCATGTTTGATATGATGTCAATCATGGCCACCTTAGGGTTAACATAGCTTAGTGACTTAAGTTCATATTCGAAGATAAGCTTCATATCCTGCTCAAATGTTAAACCTCTATCCCGGATCATGGTCCGGTCAATCACATTAACAGGTCCTATGACAAAATCAGCATATGTTGTGGCAAGCTTATCAGCCGTTGATGCATTCTCAAGAGCATACTTTCTACCCGGTGAAACACCCTTTGCCACATCAGCTGTAGCTGCAGCAAGTCCACCAAACGTCTTTGAAGTTGGCTGACTCGTATAGCCACCACCGGACTCAACCTCATTCATCTTTGACTCAAGTTCTTTCCACTTAAGCCCATAGGTCATGCTCATGAGCTCACTAAGTTTATTGCCAGCAGTTTCTCCCATATAAGTGACCGCCGTGACTCCTGCCACTTGTGTTGCATCAGCTACATCACCACTGCCATTAACATTAAGAGGTGTCTTTCCACCCGTAACCTCAGACACAGCAATCTTGTAGTTAAAGATGTTGTCCTCACATGGCATTGGAAACCTTCTAAGAGTGACAATATGGTTAAGAGGTATTTTACGATACCACTTACTATATAGAAAGTCCTGAGCCTTATAGCCAATATCAGGGTAGTTCGTGTTATAGAACTCAATAATTTTAGGTATTGTTGGGGTTTGTGAACCTACGCTCTTACCTGAAAACGATCTAGATGCCGGGTTATCGTCGCGATAGCCAGCTGAGTTATCGATTGCTGCGTTTCCATAAAAACCGCTATAGTTAAAGAGTGCAAACTTGTTAAATGTTGATCTAGGCAATTCTCCGGTAGATCCTCTTGGTACGGATAAAGGCGCAGGCTTTGCCCCATTACCATAAAAGTTTTTAGCGTACTCCTCAGTTACACCTCTTGCAAACCCAAATGATTCTCCGCCAAAGACAGGCAGCCTCCCGGCTCCAGCCGACGTGTCTGGGTAGAGATAGTCACTAATGTTATTTATGCCGCCGGGATCAAATATAGCCATAGAGGTAGAGTATTATTTGCATAACGATAGAGTATATATCTCTCCTAGTTAAGACTTACAATATACTTTTCCGGCTTAATTCCACCCTCCAATAATTTATCACCCCACGCAGTAATAAACCTAGCATCCCACTCGGCAAGACTGTCAACTGTGAATGCTCCCTTGCCAAATTTTCTGGCTGATGCTTCTCTAATTTCCTTATATTTTTTCGATATGATATAAAACTGAATCCGACTGAAGAGCTCTCTAGCTTGCTGTAGAGTTTTAACGCACATGATAGAATCCACTATCACGTAGTACCTGGCTTCACCGTCACCGTGTATTCTCTGTTCAAGATTAGGGACACTGTTATAGTCATCCGCCTTTAACATAATAGGCAGTGACTTAACATCAAACTCGCATGAAAACCTCATCTCAAAATAGTACTTCTTCAGCATCTGAATACTATCGTAGAACTTAAGTATCTTTATCTTATATTTTGGATTGACCCTGTCCCATTTAGTGTCAACTATAAAGCCCTTTACTGGAAGAAGTATGTCAGGGTGACTTTGTGAAGAGAGTAGGCAGTAGATAGTTTCGCCCTTGTTAAAGATCCTATGCCGTTTCATGTACAATGTGAATTTGAGTAGGTACACTCGACACTGTCTTGTTTGCAATAGCAGGTGTACAGACCAGTGTATAACTTATTTCGGCTTGTGTAGCATCCGTTAGAAAGGCTTTAATACTCTCCATGATATTGCTGTCAGTACTGCTAATAACATAATAAATTTCTCCCCTATTTCGGCTATTGACAGCTGCATGCAACAGTTTAATTAGATGAGATGCAATCACATCGTCAGAGGGTTCTTGGCCAGCATAATCATTCTTAGCCAACTTATTTGAGACGGCAATATAGTCAATACATTCAACTCCCTTAGGCAGCTTATCAAGAAACCTTTTGGTTAGTACTGCATCACGCAAGCACACAAAGTTAAATATGATCATTCTGATACACTTTAAGTATCTCAAGTTCAGCCTCCAATTCAGCTATCCTGCTTGAGATTTCCTCTGTGTGAGGTTCATAGTGAGAACCCCATGAAAACTGGATCTTCATTACTTGCGACGAAAACTTATTGCCAACATCCAAACCTAAGTCTTCACAAATTTCATAAATGAATCTCACTAAGGTTTCATGCGAATCCTCTTGGTCGGTGTCGATTTCATATACATCAGTGACTGTCATTTGGGAACTGCTTCCGCCATGATTTGTGTCACGGATCTTTTTGATGACACCATTCCGCGCTGGCTCTAGAGTAATCTCAACCATAGGTTATGATCCTAGTCTGTTATGAAGAGACTCATCTGCACTCTTAACCAAATCTGCACTCTTTTTAATGTCCTCGCGACTTGCGCCACCTACTACATTAATTGACCATGCTTCACGTAGTAGTGAAATCTCTTCATCGTTATAGCCAATCTCCTTCCAAGTTTTCATCATCTCAATTTCCTTAGACTCAAGACGTGCCCACCTGTCTTTGTCAACATGGTCAGTCATGGCTGTGTGTGCTTCACGGCCTCTGGCCAAATTGGCTTGCCTAATCTCGGCGCGTTTTGTGTAAGATAATTGGCCAATCATTCCAAGAATGCCTTGACCTTTCATGGCTTCTCTTCTCTGCTTTCTGTTTGCGATTCTGTTCATTTTAGTAGTTTTATGTAGTATTTATCCTAGTGAATTCATGCACTGCTTTAGTTCTTCACGTGCGGATGCAATTAGGTTATCCGCATTAACTTGTGCCATGACAAACTCCTCAACCTCGGAATCAGCCTCTTCTCCAAATGAGTCTCGTAGGACTGTCATAAGCAGAGCAGTTGGTGTCTTAACCCTAATCTTAACCGTAAGCTCAATGTCATCATGCTGTTGTGATCGCTCTAGGAGAACTGCAACGGGTGACCTTTGCTTATGTACACTCTCAACTGATACGGCAGACTTTACTGGCACGGCTGCCACATGAGCACTTGAGTTTAGTTTTAGTTCATCGGACGATAGTGTTCCCTCGGCAACATCCAGCATAAACTCTCCGGCAATGGATTTTGAAATGCGGCCTCCACTATCAAAGGTAAGCCATTGCCCATCATCACTCTTTATGGTCTCAACCATACCTATCTTATCTCCCTTAACCCATTGCAGAGATCTCTTTTTAACGGCGGGTGCATCATGTTCCTGTGTCATACTTTCCGGCTTTAGTTCTGTCTTAATAGTAGTTGAATTCCTTAAAAAACCAGGCATAGTTATCTTTGATCCAATTACTTGCATGCGGTCCAAGAATCTTATGAAAGTCATTTTCAACTGGTTTAACTTGTGTTCTAATCTGATGATCTCCGTAAATGCCATATACTTGGTCATCTTCCTGAGTTACCTGCTCTACATTATTAAAGTCATGCGAGTACCTGTCTATTCCAAAGAAGTCATAGATCTTATTCATTTCGTGTTGTGGGTTCTGCGTAAGATCCTCAAACCTAACAAAGTGCATATTCTTGTTATTGCCTTCGGTGTAGACTTGTCGTAGCCTCTCAACAGCCAAACCAACAGGTTGTCCACTGGCCCACACATCAATTCTCTTTTCGGTGGTAGTACCTGTCATGGCTTGATGATTCACAATTCCACTGTCTAGTTCTGGGTTCTTGCGGAAGTTTTTCTCCATTGAAGAAAAGACCGACCTAAGGTCTCTGACCATACAGACAATCTTTGGGTTAGGGTAGAATGAATTAAGAAAGCCGTAGTGAACTCCCCAGCCACGGCTCTTATCAATTACATACCGCTTATCGGTCACTCCCTCATAAAATCCCTCCATGCCCTGCTTACAGAACGATAGCCAACCCTGCTTCATAAGATCGCTATCTTGTGCTCTAAACTCTGGTGATGAACTGTAGTTTGCCCGGGCTGCATACAGAAGCTCAAGAACACCTGATGTAGGAGTTGCATACATACTGGGATTTTGTGCAAGTATGTTTTGCAGCAGAGTTGAACCGCTACGAGGCAGTGAACTTTGAAAGAAGATTTGATCTGGCATTATGAGGGTATTGATGCAGCGATTTGCGGCAGGTTAAACATTCGTAAAGTGTCTATCATTGGACATTCATGGAGTACTCCATTAAAACTATAGTCAAAGAGATAGCTATCAGGTAGGAGAACCTCATCTCCTAAATCAGCCGCAATGTTTGTGTGCATGTCATAGCCAAACACAACCGGGCTTGTACCAACCCAGAGAACAGTTGAGGGCATTCCTAATGCAGCCGCAGCATGCTGAAGACTAGAGTCAATAAGAATGCGAGCATTGCTCATCTTCATTAGATAAAAGAGTTCCATGTTTGACATAGACTGCCAATGAGCCTCGCCTACACCCGGAATGACTTGGCCTTCTTCGCGGCAGATCTGAATAATATGAAACCTGTCCCTAAACATTTCAACCAATCCACGAGAGATATGTGGTGGCATATCACGAGTCCATGTATAGGGATATGCTTGCCCCTGAAGCGGTCCACCGTTGGTATGAAGAACTAGGACTGGCATATTCCGGTTCCACTTATTAAAGCCAAACTGATCTTGGCGATAGTTGAACTTAAGGTCAGGCAACTCTCCGTTGTAAGGCATGCCATAGAGCTCTATCCAGTTTTGGATTAGGCTCTTTTGCTTATGAATATGTGAGGTTGTAAAATAGGGTTCATGCTTAAAGATGATGCTGTCTTGTCCATTGATAAAGTCCCTATAAAAATAGGGAGTGCTACCAATGCGGTACACTCGGTCAACATAAGGTAGGTTAAGAAAGACTTCAGGCCATGCACAGACTACTATAAGTTTGCGGTGAGGATTGTTTGACTTAATTGCCTTTGCAACTGCAGTTGCTGCAACGTGTTTACCGAGTCCTCCCTCAATGTGGAAGATAGCATAAGAATCCATAATTGAACTGTTTAGAAATTATACCCAAGTTAGGCCAACTAGTTTAGTTTAACCGCATTGTAGTATATTTATCAAGGTACAACAATGGTTAAAAATGCAGGGAATCCTGCGCATTCTGTACTTAGGTAAACTTGACCGACTGGTAGTCCTGCAGCCACTGCACATGCATTACCGCAATGTGACACAATACACTTAAAGTTTAGACAGTTAATATGAGTTGTGCAGCTATACCTAGTTGTGATGCACTCCCCAACGATGTGAGAGCTATTATGGCATGCTGTATTATTTCGGCCACCCAAAATACTTGAATAGCATGCACATGCGGTATTACATGACCCTCCGCCAATAAAGGAACCTGTTGCAGGACATCCAGTAATGTCTTCTATCATATTTAATTGGCCACCTGCAATGACTGCGTAATCGCTATCTACAATGTTACTACAACCACCGCCTATTGTTCCCCAATCACTTGATACGATATTACGAAAACCACCACCTATAGTTGGAAGATTACACGCGCATGCAGTATTACACTGGCCACCACCTATTACCGAACTAGCACCCGATGCGGTATTACACACACCACCACCTACTGTTGAAAACCCACCACATGCAAGGTTAATTTCCCCACCACCCACGGTGGAAGAAGTCCCGCATGCGGTATTACGTTGGCCACCACTTATGGTTGATACACTACCTGATGCTATATTAAGCGCGCCTCCGCTTATTGTTGCAAAACCCTCTGATACGGTATTCTTGCCACCACCACCTATCACAGATCCAGCTTTACCACAACTTATAGTATTACATATGCCACCTCCAATCGTTGAGTAACATACATTTATTATCGTATTACAGCACCCACCCCCAATAGTTCCGCATTCTCTTAATATGGTATTACATTGGCCACCACTTATAGTTGAAGAGATACAGCATGCGGTATTACGTTGGCCACCGCCTACAGTTGAATATAAACATAATGCAGTATTAGAAACACCGCCACCTACGGTTGAACAATCACCTTTTGCGATATTACACATACCCCCGCCTATAGTTGAATATGAACATGATGCAGTATTACGGCACCCACCCCCCACAGCTGAACAATCACCTAATGCTCTATTACAATCGCCACCCCCCACAGTTGACCTACAACCTAATGCTCTATTACAATCGCCACCTCCAATAAATGAAGCATTACCAGATGCGATATTACAAAAACCGCCACCTACCGTTGACACAGGTCCTGATGCCGCATTGCACGCACCACCACTTATAGTTGAAACTGCGTCTGATGCGGCATTGAACACGCCACCACCTATAGTTGAACCTGCGCCTGATGCTGTATTAAAATTACCCCCACTTATAGTTGAATAATAGCATGATACCGTATTACTCACACCACCTCCAATAAAGGAACCTGTTGCAAGCAGCCCAGTGATTTCTTCTATCAAGTTACATGCACCACCTGCAATTGTTGCATCGCTGCTATCTATAATGTTAGTGCGACCACCGCCTATAGTTGAACAACAGCCGAATACAGTATTACATCTGCCACCGCCTACTGTTGACTGACAGCCTGATGTGGTATTCAGCTGACCACCACCTACTGCTGACAAAGTACCTAATGCGGTATTTGCACAACCACCGCTTATAGTGGCTACAAACCCTAAGGCATCATTCGCGCAACCCCCACTTACCGTTGAACATCCTCCGCACGCAGTGTTATTAGAACCTCCCCCAACAACTGCACATAGCCCAGATGCCAGGTTAAGCGTCCCTCCACCAATAAAGGAAGCAATTTCTGATGATATGTTACAATAACCACCACTTACCGTGGAAGCAGTGCATGATGCAGTATTACGAATTCCACCACTTACAGTTGAACGATCACATGATGCTATATTACATAAACCTCCGCCTACGGTTGATTGACAACCTGATGTAGTATTAAATATGCCACCGCCTACTGTTGAACCACAGCATAACGCAGTATTACTTCTGCCTCCGCCTATTATTGAACTATCACCTGATGCAGTATTGGATAAACCGCCCCCTATCGTTGACAAACAACCTAATGCGTCATGACATGCGCCACCACCTACGGCTGACAAATCCCCGCATGCGATATTGCAAAAACCGCCACTTACCGTTGAGCGTAAGCATACTGAAGTATTAAGTACGCCCCCACCTACAGTTGAGTGACAACCTGATGCGGTATTAAGTGTGCCACCGCCTACAGTTGAAAATTCGTCTGATGCGATATTACGGCAGCCGCCACTTACAGTTGAATGACAATTCGATGCAGTATTACACACACCACCACTAATAGTTGAATAAACACATGATGCTATATTAAGCGCGCCCCCACCTATGACCGAAAAACAACCCGATGTGGTATTACTATTACCGCCGCTTATAGTTGAAAAAACACATGATGCTATATTAAGTACGCCACCGCCTATGACTGAACAATTGTCTGACACTGTATTACAAATGCCACCGCCTACTGTTGAACAATTGCCCGATGCAGTGTTACATCGGCCCCCGCTTACAGTTGAATAATTGCAGCATGCTATATTTAGTTCACCACCACCTACAATTGAACGACTACCTAATGCGGTATTTGCACAACCACCGCTTATAGTGGCTAGCACCCCTATTGCATCATTTGCGCAACCGCCGCTTACCGTTGAACATCCTCCGCATGCAGTGTTAGTGGAACCTCCACCGATAACTGCGCATAGCCCAGATGCCAGGTTAACCGTCCCTCCACCAATAAAGGAACCACACTCTGATGCAGTATTACATGCACCACCGCTTATGGTTGAGCGATCACTCAATGCAGTATTACATGCACCACCGCCTACGGTTGAACCAATGCCTGATGCTATATTACATAAACCACCGCCTACCGTTGACAAACAACCTAATGCGTCATTACATGCGCCACTACCTACTGTTGAAAAATCCCCGCATGCGGTGTTGCAAAAACCGCCACTTACCGTTGAGCGTAAGCATACTGAAGTATTACATAAGCCACCGCCTACTGTTGACTGACAGCCTATTGAAGTATTACATGCACCACCACCTACTGTTGACTGACAGCCTAATGCAGTATTAACAGTGCCACCGCCTACAGTTGAACAATTGCCTAATGCGCTATTACATTCGCCCCCACCCACTGTTGAATAATTACATAATGCTATATTAAGTACGCCCCCACCTACAGTTGAATAATTGGCTACCGAAGTATTACAGAAGCCCCCACCTACAGTTGACTGACAGCCTGATGCGGTATTACAGAAGCCTCCACCTACAGTTGAAAAACAGCCTGATGCTATATTAAGAAAACCACCACCTATTGTCGAAGCACACCCTACTGAAGTATTACACACACCACCACCTACCGTTGAAACACAACCTAACACTGTATTACAAAACCCTCCACCTACCGATGACAGAATGCCTGACGATGTATTGCGTAAACCACCACCTATTGTTGAAAAACAACATAATGATGTATTACATCCGCCACCACCAACAGTTGAAAAACTACATGATGCAGTATTGCTACTGCCGCCACTTACGGTTGAATAATCTACTGCAGCATTACTGTTGCCACCACCTACGGTTGAAAAAACACATGATGCAGTATTTAAAGTGCCACCACCTACAGCTGAACGATCACCTGATGCAGTGTTAAACAGACCACCACCTACAGTTGAACAATTACCTGATGCTAAACTATTTTTACCACCACTCACAGTTGAACCAGCACATGATGCTGTGTTGCACACACCACCCCCAACAGTTGAAGTACAGCCTGATGATGTATTAAACACACCACCCCCCACAGTTGAAAAACACTCTGTCGATATACTACAAAAACCACCCCCTACCGTTGAGTAAGTGCATGATGCCACATTGGCAGTCCCGCCACCTACCGTTGCGCTTAAGCCCAATGTAGTATTAAGTCTGCCACCACCTACGGTTGATTGACAGCCTAATGCAGTGTTACACAAACCACCGCCTACTGTTGAGCAACTGCCTGATGCTATATTAGATCTGCCCCCGCCTACAGTTGAAAAATCTCCTGCTGAAGTATTACTGAAGCCCCCACCTACTGTCGACAAAAGGCATGATGCTATATTAATTGCTCCTCCACTTACGGTTGAACAATTGCCTACCGAAGTATTACAGAAGCCCCCGCCTATGACCGAAAAATCACATAGTGCAGTATTACATGCACCACCACCTATAACCGAAAGACAACCTAATGCATCGTTAGTGCTACCTCCGCTTACCGTTGAACCACCACACGATGCAGTATTATTTACACCTCCACCTATGACCGAATAACAATCTGATACGGTATTACCACTGCCACCCCCTATGGTTGAACGATCACCTAACGCAACATTACATCTGCCCCCGCCTACGGTTGAACAACAGCTTGACGCAGTATTATTTACACCTCCACCTACAGTTGAACGATCGCCTGATGCGGTATTATATTGTCCACCACTCACCGTTGACCAATTACCAATAGTTTGATTATTCTGCCCACCGCTGATTGTTGAATAGTTGCCTACTGCCGGAGGATTGGTTCCTATCCTATGAGTTGAACCTACTCCACTGTCCTGGTCAAACAGACTGCTGCCAACCGAACCACTTGCAATAGGCACCCATGTACCCAGACCTGTTGACCATTGAAGTAGGTCTCCGTTTGCTAGTCCGGTGTAGCTAACATCACTTAGGAGATCCATAGTAGGACTGCCTCCATTAAGAGCAGCCAGGTCAATGGCTCCCTCATTTAGAGCATACTCAATGTTGTCTAGCCCAGTCGTACTTACTGTTAGAATAGTACCACCGCTGTTTGCTGCAGTGAATCCCTTAAATCTTAGATTAGTGCCACTTAGTCCGGCATACACATCTTCGTGTGGACCCAGACCAATGTTAATGCCATGATTAACCTCGCCTTGTGCGCCTAGATTGTCAATCCTAATGCTATTTGTTGAGACGTCATGTAGCAGTGCAACACCAGTGCCTGCCACAAGTTTAAGAGTGTCGTTTGGGTTTTGTGCCTCTATTAGGGCATCCGATCCGCTATTAAAAACAGCCGGGACCGTGCTATTGACTAGGAACTTGCCAAATGAATCGGCGCCTTGAACAGTAATGTCGCCTGTCCCAATGCCTCCAATGAGATCCCATTCACCTAATAGGAATACACCTTGTGTAGTTCTCTTATTCGCTCTCCACCAGGCAAGATGCTGTTCAGGCGGTCCTGTATTGGTACCTGTTATTGGCTCAACCTCAACCGGGTGATAGACAATGTTACCCTCTTCATAGACTCGGCGTGCAACCCATGGGTTTGACACCATCCTAAAATTAGTGTCAACTTCACCGTTAAAGAGCTCTCTCTTTTCCTCTAATCTAAATAGGATGTATTCTCTAAGGTTAAACATTACACATATCTTATCTTTTTGGTTCGTGACCTTGGTTTATATATTAGGAGACTGGTGGTTTTGTCTGTACAACGGTGTTTGTATACGGGAAGCTTGACTGATTATTACTGCTAACTAGGGTTTCTCTCAATGACCTAAGCCACCATGTATTCTCTGACCAACCTGGTTCTGCATAGCAGGGTGAATATATACCAGTCACATAGATGAATTTAAGCTCATTATAGAACTTAAGGTACTCTCCAATTGTGTTACGTAGGAGTGTAAGCTGTCTATCCTTTAGGACTGTCCGCTGATCGTTCCGCTGTAGGTCAAAGCCTGCGCCTGGGCTTACTGTCACATTGCCTAAAACGTCAACAGCCTTATATGAAGTTGGGAAATCATAGGTATCACTTGTTGACCTAAAGAACTGAATGCCAACAAGAGAGCCTAACAGGCAGTTGTCAAGAGGAACATAGTTTTGATCATAGTATGCCTGCATGGCAGCCAAATCTAGGAAGTCACTATATTCATGTCTTGACCGGTCAAAAAAGTCTAGCTTGACATCGGCCAGGTAGATACGATTCTTACGTAAGTATTTTGTAAAGTCGAGAGCTAACTTAAATGTAAGAGCCTCTATGATCATTGGACCTGCTTTTTGCTATATATCGCCAGGTCTAATAACTAACACTGTGTTAAACTTGTCTAATGACTATGCCAAGATCTCTAACTGTGCGCATAAGACCAGGTGACCAATTGCACTTATCATATGCATCAACATAGACAATCTCCCTAATTCCAGCCTGGATAAGAAGCAAGAGACACGTGTTACACGGTTGTAGGCTGCAATAACATACGCACCCTCCTAGGCCTATTCCTGTCTTAGCGGCAACTGCAATTGCATTCTGCTCGGCATGGATCTCATTCATAAGAGACCATGCATGATGCTCCTCGCGGTCAAATGAATCTGGGTTATGAACATCACAGCAGTTAGGAGCTCCCTTAAGAGTACCGTTGTAGCCAGTTGAAATAATGCGACCGTCCTTGACAATCAGAGCAGACACCTGCCGAGAGACACACTTAGACTCGCGTTTAAGCTCGGCCAGGACTCTTATAAAAAAACCTTCATTCATGCCATCTCACTATATATTGCGTCACTGACTCTAATTACGATAGACGTGATCCGCTGACCAAAGTATCTTGAGAATCTTCCGCGTTCTTGAACTCTTTCATGATATGAGAGTAGGATATGACACTCCAGGAAGAGATTCTGTTTTAGCCCTAGCGCACCATGTTCAATGCGTGCACTGGCGCTTCTAAACATCCCGCGATCCCTCATAGATATGCTTAATGGTTGGGAACCTAAGACTAATACCGCCTAACTGATTGTGGGTCTCTTCAAAGTACTTTACACACACAGTCTTACCTATGATGTTGGCAGGGTTCTTATAGTAGTTGTCACGCTGCTCTTTGGAAAAACCTGAACCTACTCTAACCCGGTGACCCTTATGCTCTATTACAACATAACTTAAGCAGTCTCGTTCAACTTCAACACCACCCTCAACCCAGCGAATAGGGCCCATATGAGCCTCTAGGACAATATATTCATCGTCATAGAACTTTTTAACTTTTAATAGATCAGAGCTTCTCTTACCTACATAGGCTACATCACGACGAATCATAATGCCTTCCCATCCTAAACTTGCGGCTTGTGCAGTTAGTTCACCAAAGGTTTCATCGTTCATTTGAACCTGGTTAACCTTCTTAAGAATGCCACCGTTTACCCCAGGCGAGTTTAGAGCCTCTGTGATACGATTAAGTCTATCAGAGAGAGGTGTTTCACAAAGAATGCCTTCAGAGTCAAACTCGTCAAGAGTTAGCATATCAAAGAGAAGATACATTGGATTAGGCATTGTGAAGTCCTTCTTTTTAATCTGCTTCATAACACCCTGAAAATCCTCAGTGCCGTTCTTATCAACTAGGCAAACCTCGCCGTCCAAAACAAAGTTGCCAGGGATCTTGCGCACTTCATCAGCAGCTCTGCTAAGTGTCATGAACTCATGCCCAGCACGAGAATAGAAGGTAACACTATTGCCTTCCTTTCGGCAAATGCACCTTACGCCGTCTAGCTTTCGCGAACCGTAAAATACCTCACGTTCAAAATCAGCATATTTAGGCTCATACTTTTGAGCTAGTGCAACCGAAAACGAAGGGATTGTACCTGGAATAACATCATTGATTAGGGTTCCTGATGCTCTCATCTTTAGATCACCATCCAGGATAGCAAAGACCATATCTCTTTCGGCTGAACCCAGTTGAGCGGTGAAACCATTGACGGCTGCAATGGCATCGTGACCAGTAATGCGGCGTTCATTTAGATCGTCCAACATACCCCACAGATCTGAATAGAGATCAATTGATAGGCTAGGATTCTTATCGGCCGTCTTTTTATGAACTCCAAACTTCTTATATGGATTGTATGTATATTCCATTGCCTTAATAATAAAGGCATCCCTAGAGTGATCTAAAAGGATCTGCTTTTTCTTAAGGCTGGAACTTGATCCTGCCATTATGGAAGTGAATGCAGCCAGGCGGCTTAGGCCTTCAGAGTGTTCTTGTGCAATCATGTTTATTGGTTTGTTGATAGTTGAATGTCTGTTGGTATAGGATTTACTTTGCCTACTCTAATAATCTCAATCTCTGAAAACTTAATCTTGTCTATCAGGCAAGTACCAAATGGCGAGTACATATAAAAGCTAATTGACGATGCAGTGATCTTGTCAACATTGGCATTTGAGCAGTACCTGCTCTTATCATCAACACTCATGCCATCACCCGGCCGCATTCGGTCTTCAGTGTACCTGCTCATTTCAAAAATGCTTTTTCCTCCGTGGCTAGTTGCAGTACGGTCAACTGTGAATTGTGTACCTGGTATGAGAAGTGCCTGTTTAATCTCTTTGTTTGTCATAATGGTTTGTTTGATGGTTACCAGTAAATATAACCAAAATTTCTTAACCAGTACCGCATCAATGTTAAGGAATTGTTAAATCATTCAGGTAGGCACAACATCACTCAGTGTCACCAAACTCATTGTTTAACATTATGCTATTGTAGGAGATAATCCCACCCGCCTTAATTGCGTCCATGACTAAAGCTATACTATCACAAACAGCGTCCCACATTTCTCCACTCTCACAAAGCCAAGTAAGATACTCTATGTAAAGGTTCATTTAGAGATCTCTAATTTAATCCTATCTATATGAGTACACTTTCGTCTAAAGCCAAAGCCAGCACACGTGCAACTCCACCTATTGGAGCTTACACTCACCTGATAAGAAGATCCCTTACTACCAAGCACCTGCCAGGTCTTACCGTCCTTTACCTTTGGCCCAGCACTCTCGCTAGGCTGCCACCTATTCCATCTTGACTCTATGTCACCAACTGTCACATCACATGAAATAAGATACCAACCTCCTCCTGGATAAACGGCCCATCTCCCAGTTGGCAGGGCTAGGATACTTGGGTGAAGAAGACTCTTATGCAGTGGAATTTCTCCTAGGGTTTCTCGTGTGATCATGCTGCAACGACAGATTCGTTAACCCACATATTGATGAGTTCTGGTGCCTCACGATGAATAAACTCCAACTCTTCCTCTAATAGTGTGCGAGTTAACCCAGGCTCCAATACAAACTTTCCCTTCATAAAATAGGCATCCACATAGTCAGGAGCATCCCTATGATCCAGGTTAACTAGCTGCTCCAGGATAACCCCACCTGAATGGAGGGCAGAGAATAGCCGAACACGAGTGGCAAGTTCATAGATGCGGTACAGCGGATTATAGGGATCACCTTGTCCACAGATCTCTGCATTAGTCAGAAACCCGCCTACATAAGCTGCAATGCGAGTATTGGTTGAGAAACTGTGGTATGGATGAATGTCATCGGCAAGCGTAAATCGGTTGGTAGGACTATCTTTATCAAGCTCAATAAGATAGGAGATCATTTCAAATTGACTCGCATAAGATGAGCCTTTGTTCTCGCGTATAATTTCCTTGATTTTAAGAAGTGTTACATTCATGGTGGTATGGTTTAGTTTGTTGATAGTTAAATATAACTAAAATTTTCTAACCAGTACCGCCTCAATGTTAAGGAATTGTTAAATCATTCAAATGGAGAGTCACTCTGCTTAGCTCTTTTGATTGCAGTGCTCTTTAAGTGATTGTATGCATTCGGTTGCGTTATGTTTATTGCTGACACACGTCTCTTGTACCATTGACATTGAGACTCCACTAAAATCAACCCCCTCAATTGGATGGCCATAAAATAGTTCTAAATAGGCTTTGATCTCGGCTGATTCCGGCAGACCAACCTCCAATTGCAGGTCTACACGACCCGGCCTAATCAGAGCAGGGTCCAAGTTTTGGTAGTGATTGGTGGTGATGATGAGAATGGTGCCATCTTGAGAACTGATCCCATCAAAGATATTAAGCAGTGTTGAGAAGCGCAAGTCCTTCTTCTTGACAGTCCGACCATCAACATAGGAGTCAATATCTTCGATTAAAAGGATCTTAGGCCTTTGGCTACCAATCTGACCCAGTTCACTCATAACACTCACTGCGCTTTCATCAGTTAGAGAGGCCAGGTTGAGTACACAAATGTCAAGACCAAACTCACTAGCCAAGGCCTTACAGAGACTGGTCTTACCAGTGCCAGGTGGTCCCCAAAGGAGATAGCCACGCTTATAGGCCAATCCCTTCTTCCCATACCACTCACGCTGTTGAATAAACTCGTATAGGTCCGAATATGCTTTAGTAGCCGCAGGCCCAATGACGGTTGAGATAGGCCGATTAGGCACTGTGCTCGCTCTCGTCCAGCCTCGATCGTTTGAGATCCAAATCCAACCCAAATCCTCTGCATCACATGAGAGTTGCCATGCATTGGCTGCATCCTCAACTAAGGCATGTAGACGAGCTCTAAAAAACCATGTGGTAAGTGAGATTGTCCGGTGGAGTGGCTTGCCATCAGAGCCAGCATTCTCCATCTGGCGAGTGCTCGACTGCACTATGATTGGCACTATGCCATGCCAAATGACAAATGAATCATCAACCGGCATCATCGTATTGTAGCGGCCCTTATCGCTCTTCCTGCTTTGCACCTCAACACTCCTTGGCTTATCGCTATATTTAGTTGCAATCATGTGAGAGACTGCATTGAAGGTAAATGAGTGCTCCTGGAAGACCGAATGATAGGTGATGACCCGCATAACACGATTGACCAGGAAGACGATCAGACTCTTTATCCCATGAGCAATAGCAGCCAAGGCACCAAGAATGGCGCCACCCTCCAGGAACTGATTGGTATGTAGGGCTTCTTTGAGATGTGGTAGGATGTCTTGTAGTATCATTCAGACGGAGAGTCACTCTGCTTAGCCCTTCCGATTGCGGCCAGCTTATCAATGATTCCATCATCTCCCTGGTTAACAATCTTCACTAGGCGCCATTTGCTTATCACAAGCAGCATAACGAGAGTGCCTAGATAGTGTACCCAGCTGCTAAATATAAATTCAAGTACTTCTTTCATTTGATCTCTACTTTTATCTTGTTTAGTTCATTACACTTTTCAAATTCATCACGGTCAGCAAAGTGCTGAATGATCCGGTCCATAGTTGCTAATTTAGACTCAAGCGGTAGGTTAAGTCCAATTACCTGTTCAGGATAAGAGATCATTGACTCATAACACATATCCATGTAGTATGAAAAGTTTCTCCGCTGGATTTCATCCAACATCCTATGTATCTTATCGCTGCCCTCGTCTTTCATTTATATGATCTCTTACCTTTCCTAGCGCGCGTATCTCTTCGTCTGTTAAGTCACTAGGAATCTTAACTAAAGTTGTCACGTAGAGATCACTTCTTTCTTCCGTATTACCCATCACCGGCCAACCCTTTCCCTTCATTCTAAGGTGTTGTCCGTTTTGTGTTCCCGGCGGCACGGTAAAGCGGTATGACTTGTCAAAGACCTTGACCTGCGTCTCAGTGCCCAGCATCATGTCAAGAGCATCAAGCTGGGCTATGGTATGAAGACCTGCATTGTCAAGGAAGAAGTTTGTGCTGTCAGTAACGGTCACCTCAACGATAAGATCACCGTTAGTGTCTTCTGAACCATAGCCTCGCTGTCCATGACCCTTAATTCTTAGTCTCTGTCCTGTCTTAACCCCAGCCGGGATTGAGATCTCTACTGACTTAAGACCAATGTTAATCTGTTTCTTTATGCCATGATAGGCATCACTAATAGGTATGTTAATCGCTGCCTGTACGTCACGCCCCTTTGTATTACCGAACTGCTGATTGAACTGATTTGACCAACCTCGATCCTGCATCATTTGTTCAAAGACACTAGAGTATGAACCAAAGTCAAAGCCTCCACCGAACGGATCACTGGTCTGCTTTCTCTTTGGGTTAGTTAGTTGATCATATGCATCGGCAATCTCCTTAAACTTAGCCTCGTCTCCGCCCGGCTTATCAGGATGATGTTGAATAGCAAGCTTGCGGTACGCCTTCTTAAGCTCTTCATCAGTAGCATTGCGCTCAACACCTAAAACACTATAGGGATTTTTCATTTTACAAATACTTGAATAAGAACAATTCCGGCTGATAGGCCAATGCAGAGTGCATTCTTTAGGTTAAGACTTTCCTCTCTAAAGATAAGAGTCATTATAAAAAAGATGATCATACCAATACCAAACCCAAAGAGCCGAATCGACCAAAGAGACTGGCCAAAAATTACATATGCATGCTTTTGATAGTGAGTAAACAAAAGTGAGATTGGAATGGCAAACAGAACTGCAGTTAGAGTTGTGTTGTTCTTAAACCAAGGCCACACAAACTGACCATTGAGTTGTAACCAGACTAAAACCTGTGCAAGCAGCAGGAATAGCCATGTATAGCCAAAAGAGTTCATGCCGTCTTATAAAATGAACAACCTTCGTTTTCTCTTGCTATACACCAACTCTCAAGCTGGGTTTTAATAATGATCCCAATAGTAGACTTGGCCGTGGCTTTGTTGCCGTCGGCTGTCCACGTAAAGAACCACGGATCCTTAGCATTATCTACCGTAAGATGCTGCTTTTGCCAGGACCTATCCTTCTTAGCATAAACCATAGCACCTGAGCAAAGGAGTTCAATAAACTCTGACTTAGCTATCTTGTGCAGTTCTTTTGCTTTCATTTAGTTCTTTTACTTGTGACTTAATTTTAGTAATGGTTAGCCTTTCATCTAACTTAAACCGGCGTTCTTCCCGTTCATTAAGAAGTTCTAACTGCTTTGAAATACGAACAAGAGCCTCTGCAATTTTAGGCATATCGCCCTCAATAAACTTCTTAAATGAGGCCGAGCGATAATAGTCTGACATGATGTATGATGATCTATGATATATATTTTAGAAATATAACATAAGTAAGACTCATATGAAACATAGCCTAAATAAAAAGACTGGTGCAACTGCCAATATACCTTCATTTAATGACTTTCTTACCGAGGAGCTTATGCTTGCTGGGTTTGGTCCTGCCGTGCAAATACCTAACATGGCAGCCGGATCAATCCCAACTACCGGGTATAGCATGAAGCCAATGGCATATCACATGGACCAGATTAGTACAATTGCGGCTAGAGAAGCCAAACTGTATGAGGGTGATGACGACCCTACTCATAAGGGTGATGACTACATAGAAGAGGCCAAAAAGGCTGTTTGTAGTAAGATAGATGAAAGGCATAAAGGCAATGCAAATGGAGATACTTAATTTTAATGAGTTTCATTTGTATGAAGCCGGCAAGTATGAGTTTAGTCCAGGCGAAACTAGCAAGAGACTTAGTGACAGGATTCAAACCAACTTAAGGCGATATAAAGATGCCCAGACAAGAGGTGACAATTATGCAATTAAGAGATATGAATTCCTAATGAGGCTGGACAAGCTTGATGAAGAGCGTCTTAAGATTAGGGTTGAACTGCATAGGTTAAGAGAAAAGTTTAAGAAATGACAACACAACAGGGAGAAGAGCTGGAGCGAATTCGCTACTATATGGGTACCATCAGTGACTTCAAAAGTTTCTGGGACAGCCAGGCAGGCGGGAATTCTAATGCATACGATTCGCCTGAAAGACAAGGCTATGACGTTTATCCAACTCGTAAATCAGTTGGTAGTCCTCATTGGGATAAACTTAAGCCAAGTGTGGCCGAAGGGCAAGACCTAGATCTTGGTCATACTGATGATGAAGCTGGTATGATGGCAAGTGATCTTATGACCATCTCAAGATATGCAGCTGATCTTGAGCAAATGTTATCACAATTGGAACAGTCTGGTCAAGAGATTGACTTCCCACACTGGTGGCAGTCAAAGATAGTTCTTGCTAAAGAGTACATGGTAACTGCTAAACACTATCTTAGAAATGAGTTGGAGAAGCAGAACGCTGGCTTACCAAAGTTTAGTGACTTTAGATAAGATCCTATAACCTTTTCTTTGCATAGGTTTGGACACGCTCCCAATATGGTTCAGTACTAGTTTTTGTATAGCCTAAAGGCCCTCCATTCCAGTTACGAGCAATCTTTTCAAACGAGTCTGACTTATGATGTTTAGCAGCCCATGTCCGAAACATTGAGATTGACTTATTACGGTTAGTGCGGTCTTTCATTGCATACCCTACTCCACCACTCTTTTTAGCCAGGATGTTATTAACCTCCCTTAGCATAATTGGTCTAATCTGCAGGCATCCTACTGAAGGCGCACCCATATGACTGTCTCCAATCACATCATTTCGCCCGGAGCTCTCAACCTGAATTAGTGCAGCAATAAGTTCATCAAGACTATCAATTCTGCCGTTCTTCCTTACCCTTAGTACAACATCAGAGTCATCAATACATAGATCTGGGTATTCTCTAACCGAAGATTCCGATACCGTGTTTGTGATTAATAGCACGGCAAGAAACACTGCAACGGCAACAATAATTTTCTTTATCATATACTTATATATTAAGTGAATACTCGATAAGATTAAATGTATGTACTTATGGTATGTAGAGTATTGTTGGGTTGTTCTTTTGAATGACCACCTTGTGCCAAACATTACCAAAAAAGGCTGTTGGATTAAAAGGCCGGGTAATGATATGCATACCGTTCTTAGTAGGCAGAGTCCAAACCGTGTCATCACGACCTGTATCAGCAACGCATGTCTGAACATCTTTGATGATCTTATTGATTAATTGATCTCTTTTTATCTTCAATGTGTTTTGACCAACATCCCAGCCATCACTAAGACCCCAGTCAACCCAGTCAACATCAAGGACCCACCTTTTGTCAGACTCATTCATCTGGGATCCGCATGCACTTTCATAAGCCTTACGCACGGAGGCAAAGTCACGGTTCATAATTTGATCAGTGATCTTCTTTAGGGTATGATAGGCCATCTTTTCAAATGAGCGGCGGTTAAGATTAATACATGCCCGCGCATTTGAAAAGTCACACAAGCTAATAATCTCCGGCATGCGTGCCTCAAGATACTCGGGTGATGAGACATAGTAGGTCTTAATGACACGTGAGTTTGAGCCTAGTTCAGGATTCTCTTTCTTACGCTTAAGAATCTGCAGGTGATAAAAGTCATCAGGACTGTCAAACCTAAGGAGTGTCTTTACCTGTTCAATGTTATTGATACTCATTTACGACTGGTCTATCTATAGTTAAATATAAACAATGTTTCTCAGCTGGTACCACCCCAGTGTTAAGGAATTGTTAAATCATTCCTCGTCGTCATCCCACTCTTTATGAGGTCTCTCAATCTTAGGACGAGTTTTTTTAGGTTTCTTAAACCGAATAGTCTCGGCATCATCTATCCTGTCCAACTGATGAGCGCGGATTCTCTTAACTGTATTCTTAGCCATAATTATTATCTATTCTATTTATTCCTAAAAATTCCCCGGTGCAACTTGCATACATGTAAGACCATTGTCTCTCCACATCTTTACAACTTGATCACGATCATCATAGATACACATGATGCGGTTCCTTTGATCTCCAGGAAAGTACTCGTCAAGCCACATCTGCTTAAGATCGTTGTCAGGCATATGAGCCAGGCCGGCGGTGGTAGGTCTCATAACAAGTTGATCATACACCACTCCGTGTAGGGCAAGCCAGTCCTGAGTGGCATCTTGAGTGGCTTGGCTACGACCGGAAAAAATGACGATTTTATACCCGGCCGTCTTAAGGATGTTAGCCGTAGTAATGACAGGATCGTTTGGCCTATCTAGCGTGATGTTAGATGGGTCAAAGAATATACCCCAATTGATCTTACCATTAGGCTTAGTTGAAAGTGCTCTACGTACATCAATCAGAGCAAGTGTTCCGTCTAGGTCAAAGATGACAGTATCTTTTTGCATTCTTTTGTTTATTGATAGTTAAATATAATCATCACCTCTCAACTAGGTCCCATGTTACTATTTCAACCGCGCTGCCTCTATCAACCGACCTAACACTAAACCTGCCACCCTGCATGTAAATCAGTCTTGCTCTTTTACCAACTGGTGTATCGGTAAACCTAACAGTCCCCCAGCACTTGCTCCCAGGCCCCATATGCACATTAGAGATTGTAAAGGGTGTCTCACTATCACATGGCATGCTTAAGTAGTCTTCATCGGTGCAGTCTGCATGAGGATGTCCTATAGATCCTCTAAGTACACTATCACCTAGATGGTATGCGGCTATTGTGATAAGAGTGCGGATATGACCAAACTTAGGTTGAGTGAAGTCTGATAGTTCTATTGTGTAGCACTCATCTTTACTATACTCACCGCATCTGCCAACTTCAATCGTTGTCATTGAGATACAAATTTAAGAGTATTATTGGCCAAAGCAGAATAGCAAAAGACTTTTGCCAATTAGTGAGCGGCGTTAGTTTACCTGCCCACAAGATCGCATCAATAAACAGACTAACTAGGATGCCAGTCAAGATATATGCTGCCGTGTAAATAGGATCCATACAGAAAAGGTAACAACACTATGTTAAAATGAAACATAGACAAGCACTCTAATTATCGTGCATCTGACTCGATTTGTCTAATCGTTATTTTTATTTTCAGATGCGTATTTTACACCCATAATAGTTCCTACAATAGAAAATGCATTGGTTAAAAGGATGCCAAACATATTAGACCAAGTAGATCCAATTATCTGGGTATCTTTATTAGTAATCATTGCGATTGCATACATTAAAGTAGTTATAGCCCCAACACTAAGAATCACAAGCAAAGCAACTTTCACTATTGTACTTATAAGCTCGGTTTGTGATTTTTTTTGAATGATATCCAAATCATTCAGAGCCATATCCTTTGCAGCTAATGCTTCTGTTTTAGATTTTTCTGCTTCTTGAAGAGCAATTTTAAGATCTTCGTTTACGCGAAGATTTTTATCTTCAGATTCTAATAATTCTCGATTTCTTTCTTGCACCTGTTTAGTAACTTCTAGACGCTTTTTTCTGCCATCTTTATCTTTTTCTAAAGCAGTCGAAATGTAGGTGGCAAATTCAGTATCACCTTCTTCTGGTTCTATAACTTTTAAAAGATTACCTTCAATAGCAACTCTTTTAGTTTTTTGAACCTTGAGTAAAAAATCTCTAACCTCTTTAGTTACTTTCATTATCTATAAATCTTAAACGAAGCAGTTCTGTTTTTGTAACCTGCAAAGTCTTTTTTGAAGTCTTCTAATCTTGGTTCAATATCATCCGATTTGATTATCCAAAACTGAGCTCCTGCTTTAACTGCTTTTGCCTGTTCTTCTGATTCATTAGATGATGATATGATTCCAATAACCACATTGTTACCGTACTCAAAATTTATCTTACGTATTAATTCAATTCCGTCATATGAAGAACCAATTATGTTAAGATCTACAAAAACACATTCTGGCTTTCCGTCATTATCCTGTTGCCAACCTTCAAAAAGTTTAGCAGCTTCATCTGAGCTATCAATACTTTCAAGAGAAAGCGAGATGTCAAGAAGACTGCATGCGTCTTCAAATACTAAGTGAAATAAACTCTCATCGTCTACGAGTAAAATTGAATCAATCATTCAAATTATCTTTATTTTAGTTTTATTTTCATTTGGGTACCACCCTCGGAAAGTTTGCTACATGTTATTAAGAAGCCATGTTCTTCAAGAATTGCAATACATATATTAAGCCCAAGTCCAGTTCCTGATTCTTGCTGTCCTTCTTTACGAGTATATGGCTTAGATAAGTAATCAAACTCTTCTTGGCTTAATCCTCTACCATTATCTTCAACATAAAGTATATCATCTATACGATATATTTTTATCTTTTTTGTTGAACTATCATTATACTTTAAACCATTACGAATAAGATTATCTATTGAAGTGCAAAAGAGTGCTTCATTAACACTATATTCACCAATGTCTGATATATCAACCTGTGGACGATAAGCGGTCGCGGACAAATAGTCTATGAGTATGTCCTTAAGATTTAGGTCTTCTCTGTTAAGAACTACATCCTTCTTTACGAGATTTGTAAATTCATAAACTCCTTTGTAAACTTTTTGTGTATGTCTTAGACCTTCCTTAATCATTCTTAGAGGAGCATCAATCTTAAGTTCCTTTGCCTGTTCATCAGATAGTCTTCGTTCTAATGAACTCAATCCTCTAGGCATATACGTGTTAATTCCGCTATGCATATCATGACGAAGAATCTTTGCGGCGTGCTCAAGATAGGTGTTCTTCTTTTCAATCTCCCTCTGTTGATTGTAGCTTTGAGTAACGTCAGTAGCAATTTTCATTACTCTATAAGGTTTTCCATCAGCTCCTATGATAGGGTTGTAAGTTGCCTGTAAATAGATTAAAGAACCGTCTTTCTTCTTTCGGGTAATTTCACCCATATAGAACTGCCCTTCTCTTAATGTATTCCAAAAGTTTGCATATTCTTCAGTCTCCTTTACTCCTTCCTCAACAAATATGCTATGATGTTTACCGACAAGTTCCTCATGTAAAGAATATCCCATCGTACTCAAGAAAAGATCGTTTGCGAATTTTATATTGCCATCTAAATCAAATTCTATAACAGCGTTTGATCGATTAATAGCATTCATCCTGTTGGATATCTCTATCTCCTTTCTCTTTATGTCAGTAACATCCTGACGTATTGACATAAACCTTTGAAGTTCTCCGGTTTCATTAAAATCACATTTAATGAAAGTATCTACATAATATAGAGATCCATCCTTTGCTCGATTAGTACATATAGCATTCCAAATACGTTTGTCTTTAACGACTGTCTTATACATATCAGTCCAAAACTCTCGTGAATGAGTTCCAGAATTTACTATATTATGATCTTTACCTATAACTTCGTCTAAAGAATAACCAGAGACATCGGTAAATTTTTGATTGACATAAGTTATCTTTCCTTTAGAATCAGCCATTGAAATGATTGCTGATGTATCGAGAAATTTTTCTTGTTCTATCATTTGACTCGATAACTTGTTGGATTCTTTAACAGAATAAGCAAATGAATATAGAGACGAAAGTATTTGAGTAAAATGAACTTCTTCAGTCCTCCAAGAACGCAGTGTTAAACTTTCAATACAGATAACACCAATAAGTGATCCTCTATACCAAACAGGTACATCGAGCATTGACTTTACACCAAGTGGTTTGAGATATCCTTCAAGAAAACACGAAGTAGCTGGATGTGTTTGAGCGTCATTAGCGATAATGATTGGGTCATCTTCCAATGCAATAAAGTATGGTTCAAAATCAGACTTATGAAGTGAAATGTCTTGATAGAAAGTATCTTCTGCTTTGACATATAGCTGCTGTAATATAATAGAACTTCGGTCTTCGTTAAACAACCAAATAGATGCACGATCAGCACCTATCGTATCAACAACTTCTTTGGTTACTGATTTAGCGCCTACAGTGGTGTTTCCTTGATAAAAAAGTTCATTAGATGATTGATGTACTAAAACCCCGCTCAAAATTTCTGAGTATGACTGACTCATAGTAAGTACTTAATTTTGAGTTCAAACCGGGATTTCATATCAGTATCTTTATTCTTATCTGATATCCGTAGATTCTAAAAGGGTATATGTAAAAGAGTTGCTATGTATATCTTTTGATTTGTTCATTATAGCCATAAATTCATTAAAGTCTTTAACTCTTTTAAAGACCTGGCATCCTTCTGACCAATTCTCTACATAAGCAGATTCGGTTGTTGGATTTGATCGGTGACCATTAATACCAAAAATACCTTCTTCTATAACGGTTTCATTAAAAGTCATATCCTTGTTCTTGTCACGATATACTTTTACTGGTTTAACCTGACGCATTGCTTCGTATTTACCTTGGTGTAAACCAACAGCCCACATTCCTCTATATTGCCCAGGAACAACGCGAGCAACTCCGTTTGGATTGTGATACTCTTTAACTGCTTTAGTTCCTGGGTCTGTAGTTATTGCCCAAGAAGCGAATTTCCAAACTCCATCAACCTTATACGATACTGTCATATAGTCGTCAAATAAGTTAGTAACTCTATCACCTACTTCCGGTGAGTTGTTTCGGACACCAACTATATTAACGTCGTATCCTTTATTTGCGGTGTCATCAAACCAAACATATGCTTTAGCCTTTACCGCAGCTTCAATTTGTTCTCTTGTGTACATAATCTAATTTTATTTTATTGTGAATCTGACTCACTTCTTCTAATCTTAAGCCATAGCAATGCCAGGTAAAGTATGATAGCTAATACATATGACTTAACGGTATGCATGGCTTAAAGATACCTGCTAGCCATTCTCTTCCAATTAGGAAGACCCGCCAGCTTAAACCCAGCCGCCTTAACGAAAGTCCTCATACTGATGTCACGTGCCTGCTTCATAAACTCATAGATCTCTTCCTTATCAGCAATTGGGAGTTCCTTTGGTTCAAGGTGTGGAAGCAAAAGACGCATACGCTCCATTAAGGTTGCATCATCAGGGTTAACATCTATAAGAATGCTTCGGCTGCGAATTGCGCCATCAGGGTCAGCCTTATCTTTAGAAAGGTTTGAAATAAAGATAACCCGACCTGCAAACTCAAATTGGTTAGGTATTAAGCCACTCTCAAGTGCATTGAATTCTCCTTCCGGGTTGTCTCTAAAGTCAACCGGGTCATATAGCATACCAAGTTTTTTCATATATGAGATCTTACGAATCTTTTTAGTATCAAGAGCTGCCTTAAGAATGTTTCTGCCATCCTCATTAGAGAAGACTGCATCGGCATCATCAAAGACAAGAGTCTTATTACGGTAGTCATATAGAGCTTTATACATCATAATAGTACTAACCGAGCCACTAACCTTAATCCAGTCTTCGCCTTCATCTAGGCCTTCGTCATGCATTGCACGCTCAACACTAAATGTCTTACCTGTACCTGCTCTGCCGCTAATGAATAGACTATTGAAAGCACCTGCGGCAACACGGCGTGTAATTTCATAGACATCTTCCATTGTCTCTTCCATCCATAGGACCTTATCAGCAAGAGTCATTTCATTTTCTTGCTCTACTGGTGAGCGATCTTCTTTAACCTTTACACCCTTTTTAACCTTAAGAATTTGACCGTAGCTTACCCCAAGACTTTTACTGATTGCCATAGCGCTTTCTCCGCTATCTAGTTTGCGAGAGATGATCTTTATCTCTTCAGGTGTAAGAAGCCCATCCTTACTCTCGACAAGTATACTCTCTTGTAAAGCAGCATCAACTGCCTTCTTATCAAGAGCAAGTCTAGCAAACTCTCCCACTAACTGCACAATTGAAAACTCATCGCTTGTGATTGTGAATGTGCTACTGTCTTGCCAAAATTGATCCAACCAATCTAGGCTGCCTACGAGTGTACCAGCAGTGCCTGAGCCTACTCTAAACGCGGCGTCAGATTTACTACTATAATACATAATTCCAGCAACACCGTCAACATAAACCATGAAGGGAAACTGTGCAAAGCCAAGACCAGTCTTACGATTCATAAACGAGGCAATGACATCGGCTGCTTGTGAAAGCTTATGATCAACAATCCCGGTTGCGCCAGCGGTCATGCCTTCCGTCATAACCCATTCGCTAAATGATAGTACTTGTTTCATTCTTTATTTTTTAATTTGATTTATATATCATCAGCAACAAACAAAAAAGGCAGAAGGGAACCACCCCTTCTGCCTCACTGGCGAACCAGCTATAACCAACCAAACCTGCCTTCACTTATTCACCGCGGGCAATTGCGGCTTGACGATTTGTAAGTATACGATCTCCTCCAAATGGATCTACTCCAATAACAGCTTCACGATCAAAGAAAGCCTTCTTAAGAAGATTGCCAGCACCACCCATAACTTGCATGCGGCTCCAGTCTGTCATTTGAGTCTGATCGTTTGATGCAAAATTGGTAAGACCGTTGCAAACATCCCATACTGTCATACCACTATTTGCAATTCGCTTTTGTGCCTTTGACAACTCTTCAGTCTCAACTCCTCTCGTTGAGTAAGCCTGATTGATTCTGTCAACCGGGATGTAACGATTAACGCGATCCCAGCTCATACCCTTATTTGAATTAAGGATTGTCATAGCTGCATGGTTTACCTCAAGTAGACTAGCAGTGGTGACATTTGCTCTTCTGATCTTTTCAATCAGCGAGGGAGACTGAAAGCCAAGATAGGCTGCATCAGACATTCTTTCATTAAACTCATTAATCTTATCAGGCGTTAACTGATTAAGTTGGAACGTATCATCAGCAAGACGAATAATCATACCATTTGCACAGATAGTACGTTCTGTAAAGGGAACCACCTCAAGACCACGCTGTGGCGTGTTAGAAAAACTTACGCCTGCTCTAAAGGTTTCATCAGTGAGACCAGGGATCTTAAACACATGACTATCATGTAGAGTATTGATCTGAACTCCACCGAGAGGGTCTGTTCCAAAGTGGGTAGGGTTAAGACCCCATTGGTCGATGATACGAGTAGCAAATTCAACAAAGCTCTGATTTGAGATATGAGCTGCAGTTGAGGGAAGGAAGTCAACTACTTTACGGGTAGTTGGGTCAGCCAAGAGGGTCACTTCAAGATCAGTCTTACCTAGACGACCGGCCTTCACCATCTCAAGTAGCTGCTTAAGTCCGTCTTCACCCCAGGCATCACCAAATCTCTTGGCAAATGCCGGCGGGATTCTAAGACGTCCAAGAAGGGACTTAAACCCAGCCTCTGTTATTTGAATTGATTGACCGTCCACCATGATTCGGTCAGCACCGACGATTGATAGTTCGGAGAAGGTGAGCTTCTTACGAATCGGTGTTGTTGTAGCGGCCACTTGTGCGCGTTCATTGAAAACTTGTTGACTTAAAAATTGCATGTTGTTTAGTTTTGGTTGTTTAGTTATATCTATCTAAATATAGCAAGAGTAGTGTGGAATGAAACCGTTAGAAAGGATTAATTTTCATCGGTCTCATCGCTTGTAAGCTTAAATAGCTCGTCAAACATAGCAGTGCCATTCTTAATCTCTAGACGTTCTCGCTTTTTGAGCATATGAAGTTCCTCTGTCTTTTTGAACCTCTCTTGGTCATAGATGACATTTTCTGGGCTTGAGAGATCAAAGTAGAGTCTCTTGCCTACATGCCCACGACGATTCTTTGAAAAGACAATGTAACGGTCCTCTTCATTTTCATCAACAAAGCGGATCTCCATCATACCAGTCGTCATGTGCTTAAGTCGATTGCTGCCAACGAATGTACCTCCTTTGGTCATTTGTTGTATGTTTAGAAAGCTGGTATAATGCTTACCAGTGTTCTTGCCTGCGTTATGGTCAGCCATTAGGTCAAGCATCCACTTTTCGCTTGCCTTAGTTGACATACCACCTGCCTCCTTAATGATTTCTTGAACTTCAACAAAACTGTCAAGCATTACGATATCCCAGCCCTGATTGAGTACCTCTCTAATTGCTTCCATTGGGCAATCATCAACATCTTGTGGAAAGAAGATGTCAAGAGCTCCAAATTTAGGATAGCGCTCTACATAAAGATAGAGGTCAACCTGGTTCATCTCTCCACTAATAAAAAGTACCTTAGACCCGTTCTTTGCAGCATCAGCAAGAATGTCACACATAACAGTTGACTTGCCTACACCGGGATCTCCTGTCACCATCCAGTTTGTAGCTCTTGGTATACCGCCACCAACAGAAAACATTTGATCCACAGCCGACCCAAGCTGCCATGCTTTGAATAGGTCCTTGTCATACGATACTTGGTTGATTCTTACTAGTTTTTGCATTTTGGTTAGTTGGTTAGTTGATAGTTAAATATAACAATAAAACACGAAATGGTACTCACTCAATGTTAAGGAATTGTTAAATCTTATTTTGAATTCCACTTTTCACTCCCTTCCCACGGTGCATCAAACCAATCCAAGTAGTCAGGCAACCAAAAGGCATTTCCACTCCAGGCTATAGCAAATACGATGTCTAACCATCCATCATTTAGTAATAGTGTATTGCATATATGGTAACATGCCAACACTATCATTGAGTGAATACACAAGCGTTGCATAATAGCGCTTAATAGAGATTGGGCTTTTTGTGATCTGTTGATGTTCATTTCTGTTTTCATATTTTTATGATTAGTTAAAGTTTTACTATTAAATCTGATTCCTATTATAGGGACTTCTTACTAGGCTGACATCTTTTCGATAGCTACCCGGATCGTCTTATTAACAGCCTGAACCGTGATACCTAAGTCCTCGGCAATTTCCCGGGTCTCTTGCTCTTCGCAGTCAATACCAAACTTACGCTTAATGATTGAGACCTGGGCCGGCTTAAGGCGTGAAAGCAGCATTTGGATCTTTCTCTTTTGTTCCTGGTCCTCGTGTACAGAGTAGACCGACGGAGACTCTACTCCTTGATACGTTGAGTCAAGTTGACTTGTCTTAATATGAACATCGGTATTCTTGATTTGACTGCAAGGGATCCGAACCGTTCTGCCCTTTTCGCTTAGAGCACGTGTAATGACAGCCTTAATCCATAGGTAGGCATAGGAGCTAAACTTACCCTTCTTTTCATCATGCTTTTTGTCAGCCTGGATAAGACCGATAGCACCCTCTTGAATAAGATCGTCTAGTGATAGGCCCATTCCCTGGTACTTTTTGGCGATTGAGACAACGAGTCTCATATTAGCCTCAACCCGGTTAGTAGAGGTCTTAAGTTTGCCGATGGTTTTGAAAGTTAGAGTATTCATGATGTTGGTTTGGTTAGTTTTGGTTAGTTTGTTTGTTGATAGTTAAATATAACAATAAAACGCGAGCTGGTACCGCCCCAATGTTAAGGAATTGTTAAATCTTATCATAGGAGAATCTAGAGACCTAAGCATGCTCATTGTCATAGACTAGTCACACTACGTCTCCAACCTGACTTACCATCCACTTGGTTATACACCCTCGCACCTATCTGGACATATATCCCACGCGACACAACCTCCCACACATGCCTACTCACCTGATCATTCACAACTAATTGCCTACTTACTTGATCATAGACTTGCTCTCTTGCATAAACACTTATGATACCACCTACATCCCTCATCACTTTCTAATTACCTGATTATACAGTTGCTCATCTACTAGGTTCCACACTTGCCACACTATCAGTCCTCTCACCCGGCTCTCTACCTGATCATCCACCCTTCTCCACACCCGGTCATACACACTAGCATTCACCCGGTACATCATGCCCCTCTTCACCCTCTCCCTTACCCTAATACTTATGATACCTCCTACATCCCTCATCACTTTCTAATTACCTGATTATACATCCTGTCATCCACCCTCTCATACACCCTCGCACCCACCTGGTCATATACTCCACGTGTCACCCTAGTCCACACATGCCCAAAGGCACTCCCACTCACTCCACGTGTCGCCAGCCTATCCAGGCTAGCCCTCACATGCCTCACACCCTCGCTTACCCTAGTACCTATCTCCCTTTCCTCGTCTCTCATCCCTTTAAGTTTCTAATAGATTATAGGGATACCCAAGTATGTCCCTCTCCAAACTAATAGTAACACTATGTGTACAGGAATGAAACACATTTTAGTCTCTCGCTCTACTCCCTACTCCCATAGAGGGTATGCTAGGCCGCTAGGCCCACTCCCAACCCTATAAGTACCGGAGCGCTCTATGACCCTCTCCCATCCCTTCCTCGCCCCTCTTAGTACTAGAGAGATATTAGGGTCACTCCCTATATGTCCGGAATTTTTTAGGTCGCCTAGACATTTGAGGATCTGGGCCCCCTCTCCCTACTAGGCTCTCTTCCAGTCTGGAATTTTTTAGTTACGAGTGAGTTCCAGAGTAGGGCCCGAGTTGTCTGGAATTTTTTAGTTACCAGTGAGTTTTGGAGTGAGCTCTGGATTGTCTGGAATTTTTTAGTTACCGGGAGGTCTCCAAAGATCTCTAGCTCTTGTTCCGGATGAGGTCCGGATTGTCTGGAATTTTTGATACCAGGGAGATCTATGAAGATACCCAGCTCTTGTTCTGGATGAGGTCCCTTCCAGTCTGGAATTTTTTAGTACCTGGGAGATCTCATGCTCTTGTTCCAGATGAGGTCCGGATTGTCTGGAAATTTATGGCCGCCCAGTCACATTGACATTCACCCGGCCTCTATTAGCCTAGTGAGTAAAATATGAACGTACATATATTCTGCATCTGCCACTAGGATCCAGCGGTATATGGCCATCACGCCACACCTGCCACAGGCCTGCCAGCCATAGATATAGCCCGGTTATGGCCTTAATAGCCCGGTTATGGCCTTAATAGCCCTGCCAGCCATAGATATGGCCTAAATAGCCCGGTTATGGCCTAAATATGGCCTTAATAGCCCTGCCAGCCATAGATATGGACCAAATAGCCTAGATATAGCCCGGATATGGCCCGGTTATGGCCTAAATAGCCCGGATATAGCCCGGTTATGGCCTAAATAGCCCGGTTATGGCCTAAATAGCCCGGATATGGACCAAATATGGCCTAAATAGCCCGGCTAGCCATAGATATGGCCTAAATAGCCTAGATATAGCCTAAATATGGCCTAAATAGCCTAGATATAGCCTAAATATGGCCTAAATAGCCTAGATATAGCCCGGTTATGGGCCAAATAGTGACCAAATGGACAGGCTATGGCCTAAATAGCCCGGATATGGCCTAAATAGTGACCAAATGGACAGGCTATGGCCTAAATATGGCCTAAATAGCCTAGATATAGCCCGGCTAGCCATAGATATGGCCTAAATATGGACCAAATAGTGACCAAATGGACAGGTTATGGCCTAAATATGGCCTAAATAGCCTAGATATGGACCAAATAGTGACCAAATGGACAGGTTATGGCCTAAATAGCCTAGATATAGCCCGGATATGGCCTAAATATGGACCAAATAGCCCGGATATGGCCTAAAATAGTGACCAAATGGACAGGATATGGCCTAAATAGCCCGGATATGGCCTAAAATAGTGACCAATTGGCCCTGCCAGCCATAGATATGGCCTAAATATGGCCCAAATAGCCTAGATATAGCCCGGCTAGCCATAGATATGGCCTAAAATAGTGACTAAATAGCCTAAAATAGTGACCAAATGGCCCGGATATAGCCTAAATATGGCCTAAAATAGTGACCCAGATATGACCCAGTAACCACTATGCCACCCGGCCTAGGGAAAGGGTCTCTATGTCTACCAATGCACCCTTGCGGGGCATGCCAGGAAAAAGACCGGCTAGCCATACTATACTACCTTTCTTATAATGGGACCTTCATGGCACAAGTGTCACTTTATACTAGTAATTCTAATCCAGACTATAGTCTGTATGAGTCTGGTTATAGATTCCCTCTAGTTAGGTTTTCTTTGACTTGCCAATAGACCTGCCTATAGACTTGCCCATGGACTTGCCAATAGACTTGCTCATTGACTTGGGTATGGACTTGCCTATAGACTTGGGTATGGACTTGCCTATAGACTTGATCACGGACTTGCTCTATCTCCCTCATTATGGATTCCCTCTAGTTAGGTTACTTTGGACTTGACTATAGACTTGCCGATGGACTTGCTCATTGACTTGCCCACGGACTTGACTACGGACTTGCATATAGACTTGGCCATCGACTTGCATATAGACTTGCCAATTGACTTGCCTATGGACTTGCCTATTGACTTGCTCATTGACTTGCTCACTGACTTGCTCTATCTCCCTCATTATGGATCCCTTCTAGTTAGGTTCTCCCGGTCCCGGTTAGCCATAATGGACTGGATGAGACAGCCGGCTATAAATATGGCAAACCATACCAACCCAAGGCAGGCTACTACCCTATATACTGGCTTAAGCGCCCAGGCAATCGCTATCTCGTTGGTATGAGTAAGTATACCACCGCTAATCCATATAATGGCCAACGTGGCACAGACCGTTAGGATGCCAAATGTGGCTAGGTCTACTATTCGCCCGATATCCCTATCTCTCTTTGTCATACTTAATGATCTCTCCCTTTATGTTTGGTCTTTCGTGTATACCCCCTAGCTGACTTGTGAACCTTATCAACTGCTGGCCATCCGGTAGGGTTGCTAGCCAAGTCATCCATACGCCGGTGCTGGCGGTGCCATTTAAGCTGTTGGCCGGTGGTTATCTTTCCGATGGATTCCATTTAGTATATTATCAGGTTCCCTTATATCTTATAGTATGACCACCATTGGCCGTTCCATAGATATGCCCACTGGCCACCTGTACTTTCGGCTAGCTCTAGATAGCTATCTAGGCTAGGAGCTGTATCTATGCATAGATCCTCACCCTTGTCGCGATGATAAAACTTAGACTCTGCAATCGTTTCATGTATGTAACTAGCATCACCCATATCCACTAGGGATTGAGCCTCATCTTGGCTATTATAGTGAGTGTTAAGGGTGTGGTGCATAGTGTCTAGTGAGCCGTCCCAATGGCAGTATATGCTGCTAATGGTTTGGTCTGGATTGATGATACCTACTCTTGATCTTGTTGCCATTTTTGCCTTTTGTCTATAGTTAAATATAACTAAATTCTACTGACTGGTACCATCCCTATGTTAAGGAATTGTTAAATCTATGCTGCTTAGATAGTTCCCCTTATTACTATTCCTAATTGTGGATGTGGCCATACATCGTCCCATCTAACATCTCCCTGGATTTCATAAAGACCATTACTACTTATAATAATGTATCCTAAATCTAGCATCCTTTGCAACGCTTCCTTACGAGCCTCATAAGTGTTTTCCCTTAAGTTACAGAGTATGATTCTAAAAAGTTGCTCCCGCTCAGTCATAACACTTGGGGTTAGAACAGTGGGGGTTTTATATGAAAATGACCTACGTTTACCTCGTAGCGATTCATCAAAATTATCGGTGCCGGCCTTTTCTCTAGCC